TTCCATGACGGCGTCCCGCAGGTGGAGCAGCCCAGCGACGCGGGCGCCATCTACTCCTCCCCGGGGTCGGAGCGGCGCCCGGCGTTCAGGAAAGGCGTCCTGAAGGGGACGAAGATCAAGATGGACGCCGGTCCCCGGAACATCTTCAAGTGATCCACCGGCCGGGCGGGAGACCGCCCGGCCGCCACCAGGAAAGAGGAAACGGAGGAGCCGTGCCGAAGATCACATACGTTCCGAAGCGGTTCGGCCAGGCGTCCCTGGACGTCATCGCTCAGGCGGAGGCCATCTGCATCAGCTACCAGGAACAGGGGCTGGACCTCACGCTCCGCCAGCTCTACTACCAGTTTGTCTCCCGCGGCCTGATCCCCAACAACGACCGGCAGTACAAGCGGCTGGGGGACATCATCGCGGACGCCCGGCTGGCCGGGATGATCGACTGGTACCACATCATGGACCGGACCCGCTTCCTGCGGGGCAACAGCTACGTCACCAGCCCGGCCGATGTGATCGAAAGCGTCCAGTACGGCTACCTGACCGAGCGCTGGCAGGACCAGCCCGCACGGCTGGAGGTCTGGATCGAGAAGGACGCCCTGGTCGGCGTCCTGGAACGTCCGTGCGAAGAGTTGGACGTCCGGTACTTCTCCTGCCGCGGGTACACCAGTGCGTCGGCGATGTGGCGCGCGGCCGGTCGGCTGAAGACGTACGAGCGCGCCGGGCAGGACACGGTGATCCTCCACCTGGGAGACCACGACCCCTCCGGCATCGACATGACCCGGGACATCCAGGACCGCCTGGCCCTGTTCGGCTCCACCGTGGAGGTCCGCCGGATTGCGCTGACCATGGACCAGGTGGACCAGTACAACCCCCCGCCGAACCCGGCCAAGATGTCGGACGCCCGTGCGTCCGGCTACGTGGACCTGTACGGGGACCAGTCCTGGGAGCTGGACGCGCTGGACCCCGTGACGATCGGGGACCTGGTCCGGGACAGCGTTCTGCCGTACCGGGATGAGACCGCCTGGGACGCTGCCACGGAGCAGATGGAAGAGGACCGGAGCAGCCTGGTGGAAGTGTCCGAGCGCTGGCCGGAGATCCGCCAGTTCCTGGCGGACAACCCGCGGTGATCCGCGAAGAGAAGTTCGTGTTCTCCCACCGGCCGTACGCCGTGGACCTCTCCGGTCTCCGGATGACCCTGGACCGCGGTATCGGCTGGACCGATCTGCGGATCGGAGCTGTCTGGTACCGACGGAAGAACGGGATCACCTCCGCGAACATCGGAACCCTCTGGGACCACCAGAAGCCCGCTCCGGCAGACGCGGAGGAGTTCCTGGCCCGGCATGACGACGGCCGGTACGGCGGCCAGTGCGATGGCCGCTGGGACGGGGAGTCCTACTGGGGGAACGTCCCGCTGACGGTCCAGGAGATCCACCTGGCCGTCCTGCGCCCGATGCTGGCCGCGTACCCGGAGATCCCGCCGGGCTACAGCGGCTGGTGGAGATTCTGATCCCCGCACCACCCGACGAAGGAAATGAGGAAGCCATGGCCAAAGATCCCCGGCCGTACGATCAGCGGCCGAAGTACGAGCCGCGCCCGGCGCCGCCGGAGAAGCACCCGATCACCGTTCCGTGCCCGCCCGTGGACGAACCGAGAGGATGAACTGCCGAAGGGCCGTACCGGACTCCGGTACGGCCCTTCTTCGTTTCCGGGGCACGGAGGCACAATGCAGTTAACAGGACCGAGGAAATCATGGGCAGAGGTCACGTCACATCGGACAACTGGCAGGGCGCAGCGCTGTGCAGGGGCGCCGACCCGGACCTGTTCATGCCGCTGGTGGAGACCGATCACGGTCTGGCCGCCACCCGGGGGCGCTACTGCGACCACTGCCCCGTCCGGCCGAAGTGCCTCCAGGAGGCCCTGGAATCAGGGTCGGAGGGCTACTGGGGCGGGACCTCCACCGCCATGCGCCGGGCCATCTCCCGCAGCCGCACCCGGGCCAAGTGCCCGGTCTGCCTGGGGACCGACCTGGTGGTGATCACCAGTTATGAGATCTGCGGCCGGTGCGGCTCTTCGTGGCCGAACGGGAGCCGTCCCGAACCCGAGAGAGAAGACGCATCGTGACCATGACCCTGGAAGAGCTGGCCGACCACACAGCGAACGTGCGGGACCGGCTGGAGGCCAAGAGACACCTGGCCCGGGACGGGAGGATGGATCCCGGTTCCCGGGCCTTTCTGCTGTCCCAGATAGCCGCACTGGAGGGGCGCACCGACGAACTGGAGAAGGGGTGCGCGGAGCTACTGCGCCGACGCTCCGGTCCGGTCCCTGCCGTTCTGTAGCGCGTAGGCGTACATCCAGGCGTCCATCCACCGCCACTCGTTCCCCCGCAGCCGGAGGCCATCGGCCGTCTCCCGGCCGCGCCCGGCCAGCTCCTCCCGCAGTCCGGCCGACTTCCGCAGCCGGTCCAGCTCCCGGTACCAGCGCCGGGGGTTGCCCGCCAGGATCCCGGCGCCGCGCGCATGCAGCGCTGCGTACTCCGGCCGCGGGGAGGCCACCCAGGGGACACCCAGCGCCGACATCTCCAGCGGCTTCAGCCAGCTCTTGCAGGCGTTGAACCGGCTGTCGGCCAGCGGGGCAATTCCGATCCCCAGCTTCGCCACCTCCAGCGGCCACCGGTAGACGTCCACACCCTGGATCCCTGGAGGGTCCTGGGGGAGCCCGAAGGCCAGCCCGCAGCCCGTCGGGTCACCGACCACCCGGAAGGCCGCCTGGTCGCTGCACAGCCGCGCGACGGCGCCCCCCGTGGCGGAGGGGTCCTCCGGGTGGGAGGCCAGCGCCGCGGGCCAGCCGATGATGTCGCTGTCGGTGTGCTCCACGCCGTAGTAGATGTCCGGCAGGTGGTTGTAGATCACGCGTCCCCGGCCGTGCCGGGCGTAGACGTCCAGCAGACCCGGCGTGGACACGGTCACCAGCGAGGCTTCCCGGCACGCCGTGCTGAGATGCTTCCAGTTGTGGCGCCGGGGACCGCGTGCGCCCGGTTCGCTGCGCCACTCGTTGCGCGGGTGCATGGCCGCGTAGGCCGGATTCGACGGATGGACCGACATCAGGTCGTCGTCAATGTCCACCACGACCGTCACGCCCTTGGCCCGCAGGATCGGGACCGCCTGCGCCATGAAGCTGTGCGTGACCCGCTGGAAGACCACTACGTCCGTCTCCAGGCCGATCACATCGTCCACCCGTTCCCGGTCCACCCGGAGTTCCAGTTGGCGCTCTCCCGGCGGTACGACGTCGATGTCCGCGCCCTGGGCCCGGAGCAGCTCGCAGGCCCAGATGAGCCGGAAGTGACCGCAGCCGTAGACGTCGGCCGGGAACACGGTGATCTTCATCCTGGTTTCCTTTTCTCCTGGTACGGCAAAGGGCCGCTCCTGCGAGAGCGGCCCCGGGCCTCCGAACGGTCATCACCAACCACCGGCCAGCGTACTACGTGGCCGTGCCCTTGCCGGTGGCCGTGGCCGCCCGCGCCGTGGTCCCGCCGGACGCCTTGGCCGGGGTGCTCTTGGCCGCCGTCCCCGACGTCGTACGGGCGGGATTGGCCACACGGGGCGCCGGGTCGGCGGGTACCTGGTCGGCCTGTTCGATGGCCTTGACGTAGTCCTCCAGCTTGACCAGACGCTCCAGCACGCCACCCAGGACGGCCTGGAGTGCGTCATCCACCCATTCCTTGATCTGAGCCTGCATCGACACGGGACTTACGCCTCCTTCTCGAACTTCACGGTGTACTGCGCCAGCTCCGCGGACAGCTTGTCCAGGAAGCCGGACGGGTCGGTGACCGCGGTACGGAGCTGGTCCACCGAAGCGCGCAGGTCGTTGACGGCCGCGATCAGCTCCGGCGCGCCGGAGTCCCCGCTGCCCCCGGCCTTGACCTCCAGCACCCGGAGGTAGAGCTGCCGGAGGTAGGTCTCCATCGTCCAGGCCGGGTTCTTCGCGTCCGGCAGCGGCGCCGGTACCTTGTCGCCCTGGACGACCGCGGGATACGCCAGGTCCCGGACGGCGGCCTGGGCCGCTGCGGTGACCGTGCCCTTGATCCAGGTCTTGTCTGCGTCGGTGAGTGCCACATCTGCCTCCTCCGGGAGTTCTCCCGGTGTCCACTGGCCGTAGTCGGCGGCCAGAGCGGTGTCCAGATCAACGGTGACTCCGCCGATCTTCGCCTGATTGCCCTGGCGGATGACTGCCCGGGAGTCCCATTGTCCGCCGGACCAGGCGAACGTCTGCCAGCCCCACTCCGCGTGACCGCCGTCCAGGGCGCGCTTCACGGCGTAGTAGCCCCCGTACACCCCCACCCAGGACTTCCCGATGACCGATCCGGCGCCATCCAGGTAGGCGTTCACCACAGATTGCTGAGCTTCGGTAACGTCCCAGTCGGTGGCGAAGTAAACCGGTCGCCCGGAAGGCATCCCGCACGCGGTGGCCTGGAGCGCGGCGGCCCGAGCGTCGGCGATACCGCCCGTACGGCCGGACAGCGCCCGGTTGGCCGTGGTCTCCCAGACCACGACGGAGGACATTCCGTGCGCGGCCAGGTCCCGGGCTTCGGCCAGGGACAGGTTCTTCTCCGTGTCCCGGGACAGGTACCGGCAGGCGAACTTCTTCCCGGCGTCCTGGAGCGCCTTGGCGCTGGGGTGTGTCCAGGGGTAGTCCACCCCGGGGATGCTGACCATGCTGACCGTTCCTCTCAGATCGGGATGTTCACCCAGACGGATGTGAACTCCTGGCCGGGGTCTTCTGCCCATCGGCCCACCTGGGTGAATCCCAGCGTCCCGGACAAATACTCCTCCGCTTCCGTTTTGGCAGTCGCCGCAGTGGTGGCCGTCAGTTCCCGGCTCAGGGACAGATCTTCGCTGAGACTGTTGAGATACCAGGTAGGCCCTATGAGAAGGGACACCCCGTAAAACGACAGATTTGTTACTCCGTAAGCGCGCTGGAATGCTTCAGACTGTGTGGCCATCAGCCACTCCTTTCAAAACGGGACAACAGTAATGGTCCGGTACCGGAACTGCCCCGTTCCGCCGTCCACCAGATACATGAGCTTGAACGTATTGGTTCCTGGAGTGAGAGACGTATGCAGCCGGACAGCGCTGCTCCGGTTGAATTCGGTCGTTCCGTTGGTCTCATGCCGCAGACATTCGCTGATGTCGGCCGACTCGCTGGTTGCTCCGCTGATGTCAACACCAACTGACGCACCGAACGAAGCGCTCTGATCGTTTACCTGAGACGTGATGATGATGAGAGCAGTGCTTCCGGTGACCAGGGTGACCGCCGGACCCGGGGTGGTCAGATTGACGAATGACAGTGAAGTAGTGGACTCCTGTGCTGCCACTGCGGCTGTGACCGGCGTGCGCTCCGCCACCTGATTGGTTGCCGATGTGACGAACATACTGCCCGGTGTGCTGGCTTTGGCAGCCGGGCATTCGTTCAGATTGTCACGGACGAAGGTGTTGAACTGGGCCGCGGTGAAGACGCTGCCCGCGATGGCGGTCATGGGTGCTGTCCAGGACATCAGCGATCACTCCTGAATCGGCAGGGGGAAGGGGATGGTCCCGGGCCCGGCGTCGGGGATCACCGGGTCCTCCACCGGCATCCGGAGGAAGGGCTGATTCCGTGCTGCCTGCACGTAGCCGTTCAGCTCCACGTCGGTGAACAGGCCCTTGTCCACCATGATCTTGATCAGGAGGGCAATGGGTGCGTCCATAGCAATGACCAGGCACCGGATGTCGAAAGACGCCCGGCGCAGGTCCATGCCCAGCGCATTGCAGACGGTCTGCTGCGTATCCCACAGCGTGCGCATGTAGTTCTTCACCGTAGCCACGGCGCTCCCTCCTTTAAAGGGGAATGAGGTTGAGTTCCCGGTTACGGAAGGTGGATGTGGACCCGCCCGCCTTGTATTTCATGGTGAAGGTGTTCGACCCGGCGGTGAGCCCGGTGAAGATGTGTACGCCGCTGTACCGCACCACGTTGTTCGCGGTGATGCCGTCCATCTGGATGGCCCATGCATCGCTGGCCGCCACGGACGACGCACCGCTGACGGCGACGCTCACCAGACAGGACGTGTCGTTAGTGGCGGTGGACACGCCGCAGGCGAACAGCACGATGGCGATCGTCCCGGTGACAGCGGTGATGGTCGGACCGGCGGTGGCCAGGTCCAGGTACGACGAAGTGGAGGACGCCTGCGCCGTGGAGACCGACTGGCTGGAGGGAACCCGGGCGGCAATGGCGTTGATCCCGGTGGAGACGAAGATCTGGCTGGCCGCCGTGGCCAGCGCCGGGGCGGTGGCGTTCAGATTGTCCCGGACGTACTGGTTGAACTGGGCCGCGGTGAAGGTGGCTCCGGCCACGGCCGTCATAGGTGCTGACCAGCTCATACCGTCACCCCGTGCTCTTCGTTCTCCGCCATCAGATCACCGATGGTCTGGCCGTGCGGGATCCGGAAGTTGACCGCCACCGGGTGGTCCTGGGGGTACCAGTTCCGGGTATTGGGGACCGGCCGCTTCATCAGGATGTCCATGGCCCGGACCATGAAGCCGGTGTCCGGCCAGTCGATTCCGCCCTGGTACCCGCAGTAGGAGCAGGCATAGAAGGGCTTCGGCTGGCATCGCGGCCCGTTGGGGACCACGGCGGTCCAGAGGAACTCCACGTTCCCGCAGCCCTTCCGCGGGCAGTCGGCGACCCATTCGCCGTTGTAGATGTATGCGCGTGCCGGGGTCAGGTCCATGGTTTCCTCACGTTCCGAAGGTGCCGACGTCGAACTGACCCCGGACCAGATCATCGAACACGAAAACGGTGGCCGGGTCGTCCGAGCTGATCGGGTCGAACACACCCTGGTCGAATCCGGCCCCGCGAACGTCGAACCGGAAGGGGTTGGAGGTGACGAACAGCTCCTTCTCACATCCGAAGACCACGGAGTGGACCGGCGGCTGGCCGGGCTTGTTCAGGCGGTCGATCCGGTGCGACACCTGTTCGATGAAGAAGTCGTCATCCAGGCCCAGCTCCCCGTTGACGATGTGGATCCGGTCGGAGATCATCCGGGAGAGGATCTGCCGGTAGTGCTCCCCGTCGGCGGCCACCACCCGTAGCTGAATGGTGGGGCGCCGCTGGGAGTAGTGGACCAGCAGCGTTCCCGCGATGGCGTAGGAGTCGGCCACGTTGGCCCAGGGCGCTGTGTCCGGGTACGCGCGCTCCCCGTGCTGGGAGATCGACCCGGTGTCCTGCCGGGAGACCTTGGTGGTGCGCACCACCGGGATGGCCTGCGCGCGGAGCTGAAGACCGGTGACGGTCACGGATCCGCCGACCGCCAGGAGCATGACCGTGGTGGTCTGCCCGGACGTCCGGGAAATCGTGGCCTGGACCGTGCCCAGACCGGTCTTGGTGAAGTCGGTTCCCAGCACTGGAGCCACGGCATTGACGAACGGGTCGCTGGCGGAGATCTCGATCGAATACGTCTCCCCGATGGCCAGGGTGACACTGTCGTCCGAAGTCCAGACCGCGGTCAGCACAGCGTCCGGGTTCCGGTCGGTCACCGTGAAGGTCACGGAGTTGACGATGTCGCGCCAGCCGTGCTGGTAGTCGAACGGCGGAGTGAAGCTCAGGCCGGTCACGGCCGGAGGCGCGCACTCCCCCAGCTCCGGCTGAGCGAAGACCGCCTGCGCCGTGACGGACTGCGTACGCAGGAGCCGGTGGTGGCGGTCCCGGAAGACGAAGGTTCCGTCCAGGCTGACGTAGGCGATCGACGGCGGCCCCTCCGACTTCACCAGATCCTGGACGGCGGAGAAGGCGCTGACCCCTTCGGCCCACCAGTACGGGACGATCGTGGCGCCCGGGTCGATATCCCGCGGCCCGGTCCATCCGGCCTGGTCCAGGATGTAGTTGATCAGGTCCCCGGTGCGCTGGGACCTGACCACCTCCGTGGACAGGGTCACGCCGTCCAGGGACTTCAGGCCGTCCATGAACGTGAAGCTGACGGTCCGGTTCGTGTAGTCGGCGTGGAGGTCGTAGTCGTCTATCCGGCCGGTGCCCATGGGGTAGACCGTGCCGTTGAAGAGGACCGCCCCGGCCATCGGCCGCGCCGGGTCCAGGTCACCGGCCAGCGGGGACGTGGCGTTCTCCGGGGAGTAGACCCGGGCGGTGTTGTCAAGCGAGAAGGAGGAGTTCCCGATCTTCGGCGGGGAGAGCTGGCGGGACTGGTCCCTGCCGTACTCGATCGTGACTCCGTCGCTCAGGATGTCGGAGGTGACGTCCTCTCCGGGCCCGGGGGCTATGTAGGTCCCCGGCGCCACCGGGTCCAGGAGCAGGATTCCCCAGGCGTAGTAGACGACGCTGGATGCCGGAGTGCTGCCGTGCCGGATCCGCGCCGACCCGCGGACTGCGCCGGACGGCGCAACGAAGGTCTGGGTGAGGTGGACCCAGGTTCCCGCGGCGGCCGGGATCCCGGTTCCCAGGCCGGAGGAGATGAAGACGTCCGAAGCGTCGAACCAGTCCACGCACGCCTGTATGTCGCTCCAGCCGCCGGGCACGTAGACCCAGCCGTCGGCGGTGTAGCTGTTCCCCGCCGTGATGCTGTTCAGCGTGCTGTGCGGTGACTGGTTCACCCCGCCGGACGCGCTGGACCCGTTGGGCACCGCCTTGACGGATCCGGGTACCCGGATCGGTGCCAGGTCGGCGGACCAGGTGACGGCAGCGTTGTTCCCGTTCCAGCCGGTGATGTCCACCGGTACGTAGGGGTTGGACGTCAGGTTGGCGCCCGGCGTGCTCAGGCTCCCGTCACCGTTCCAGTCAATGGCGAAGCTGTAGACCGGCAGCACCCCGCAGGCGTCCCAGGGTCCGGAGACCGCATGGACGGTAGCGTCGTACGCCGCGCCGGAGCCCTGGGCCACGGGAGCCTGGGAGACGTTCGGGGACGTCGGCCGGAGCGCGATGGACGCCAGGACGCTGCCCCAGGACGCAGTCCGGCTGGCCGTGGTACTGCGCTGGGTCTGGAGCCCGGCGGCCAGCGCCGTGTTGGAGTCGTAGATGCCGAAGGACAGCTCCGGGAAACCGTCGTTGTCGTCCACCCGCTCCGCATCGGTTCCGACAGAGCAGGTGAAGGTGGCCGCGGGGGATCCGGCGCTGACAGCCCGGACCGTCATCAGCCAGTCACTGGCCGTGGCGGTGGTGAGCTGGGGGTGGGCCCGGGTGACTGCGCTTTCGGTTGTCCCCTGGAGATTCCACTCACCGATCGGTGAGGTCTGGTCGCAGCCGGTGTACGCCAGGATGCACGCCAGGACGTAGGGGAAGCCGTTGGGGTACGCGTTCAGGCTGAAGTTGATCTGAGCGTTGGCCCCCAGGGATCCGGTGTCAATCCGGTAGAAGACCCAGAGATGCGGCCGGAGCAGGGACGTGGTGGACGGACCCGGGGTGCCCACTCCGAGGAACGTCCAGCCCGGGTAGTTGGTCGGACCGACGTTGTCATCCGTGAGCACGAACATCAGCAGAAGATCGGTGGCCACGTGCCCGGCGGGCATGGGGACGTTCTGGAGATCTCCTGTCACTCCGACATCGGTCTTCAGCCGGGTGCCTGCGGAACGGAAGGCGATGGCCACCGGGTCACCCGTTCTTTACAGAGGTGGGTATCCGGTGAGCCCGCCCCAGTTCGTCCAGAGCCTTGGTGAGCCAGTTCAGGGTCTCCGCCTTGGAACCGATGACCCCCTGGTTGACCACAGTCAGGTTGACCGTGGCGGCCCCGCCCCGGCCCAGAGCAGCCTCCTGGGACGCCGTACGGATGCGCTCCGGCCGTCCGGTCCCGTTCATCGTCAGAGACAGCCCAGGGGGCAGCCAGCCGCCGTTGTCGTACCAGTGCGGGTTCCGGTCGGCCCAGGACGCGAAGGCGTTACCCGGAGACCCGTACCGGGACTTGATGTACCGGAGTCCCCAGTCGATCTGGGTTGCCGGGTTGCTGCGCCAGTCGGACCCGGAGCTGGCCATCTTGCTGGCCGGGAGGGACTGCGGGATGCCGTACGCGCCGGACGACTTGTTCAGCGCGTCCGAGCGCCAGCCGCTCTCCCCGTTCCAGAGCTTCTGGAGGGCGGGCCACTGGTCGGAGCCCCAGCCCATGGCCTCCATCATCCGCTTGCCCAGCGTCTGGTTCACTCCGGCAGGAGGACCGCTCCCGCCGAAGCCCAGGTCCCCGAAGAGCTGGCTGGCCAGCTTGCCTGCGTTCTTCCCCAGGAATCCGGTGACGTTGACGCCGTTCTTTATCAGCGCCTTGGCTGCATCGAGCGGGTTGTGGAAAATGCTCTTCACAACGGAGTTGAGAACGTTCTTACCGGAGAGCAGGCCCTTAAAGAGGCCCGACATCATGTGACCGCCGAGCCCGGCCATCACGGTGGACGGGGAGTGGATCCCGAACACCGACTTGATGGCCCCGACCACCTTGTCCTTCACGGACTTGGCGAAAGTGCCGACCGCGCTGAGACCTTCACGTGCACCGGACAGAAGTCCGCTGATCGTGTTCTTCCCGGAACGGTAAAGGAGGCCGGACAGCTTGCCGACAGCTCCGGAGATCTTCCCGGGAAGTCCCCGGAACCAGGTGGTGACGTTGTTTACAGCGTTCTTCGCTCCGTCGGAGATCTGCTTCCAGTGCCGGATGATGTAGATCGTCGCTGCACCGATCGGCCCGGTGATGATGCTCAGGAGCAGCGGCCAGTGACCCTTGACCCAGGACAGGGCAGCGCTGGCTCCGTCCCTTATCTGCTTCCAGTATTTGGTGACGATCAGAACCGCTATCCCGATCGGGCCGGTGAGGATTGCCAGGAGCAGCTTCCAGTGGTCCTTTATGAAATTGAACGTGGCGTTGAAGGCCGTGGTGATGGCCTTCCAGGTGATTTTCCAGATGGTCTGGAACCAGGTGGTCTTCGTGGCGATCACCACCACGATGGCAATCAGCGCTGCTATGCCGATGATGATCAGGGCTATGGGGTTGGCGTCCATCGCCACGTTCCACAGCCACTGGGCTGCCGTGGCGATACCGGTAGCAGCAGCCACCGCAATGGTCTTGATCTTCTGGGCCACGTAGATGATCCCGGCCTTGGCTCCGGCCACGGCACTCTCGTACTGCGCCTTGGCGAAGTCCCGGGTGGCGATGGCCGCCGTCTTCATCCCGCGGCCGACCGCGGAGACCGCCGTGGTGATCCCGGACCAGGCGGTGGTGGCCGTGGACACGGCAGCCGTCTTCACTGTGCTGGCGAACCCGGCCACGGCCGTACCGGCCGACCGGAACCCGCTCTTGATCGCGTCTATGGCGTACATGCTGCGGATCCGCAGCGTGGCGAAGGCGGAGGAGTACGTGGAGGGGGACAGCCCCTTGCGGATCATCCCTCCGAGCGTTCCGGCCAGTCCGGTAGAGGAGCTGGCCGCCGCGCTGGCACTGGCCAGGCCGCGCACCAGGTTGACCCCCAGCTTGGCGACCGACAGCCCGAACTTGGCGACTGACAGCCCGGCCTTCCCGAAGGAGATCACGGTCTTGGCCGCGAAGGCCACAACCGACAGGGTGAGAACACCTGCGATGGCCCCGGCCAGGATGATGACGTATTTCTGGTTCTCGCTGAACCAGTGGACCATCCCCATCAGAATAGGGATCAGCTTGGTGCCCAACTGGACCATCAGAACCTGGATGTTCTGTTTCATGATGGACAGTTGCGTATTGAACAGGCCCTGGGTTACCTTCCAGCCCTCCACGTCCTTGGACGTGTTGCCGTAGGATTCCCCGACCTTCTTCACACGCTCTTCCAGACCGGCCGACGATTCGCCGGAGAGCTGGAGAATGGTATTGAGGCCGATCGCGCCACCGGACATCTTCTTCAGCGCGTCGGTGTAGGTCTTGGCCGCCGGGCCGCCCGCCTTCAGTTCACGGGAGAATCCGTGACTGCGGTCCACCAGGGTTTTGAAGTTCCGGAGCATCGGCTGCTGGTTCACCGGAGTGGACTTCATGTTCTGGTTCCAGTCCTCCAGGGAGATCTTCCCTGCCAGATAGGACTTGGCGACGTCCTGAAGGCTCTTCGGCATCGTCTTCAGCTCGATCTGAGCGTCTTTTGCCGACTCTTTCGTCCCCTCAAAGGCGGACAGGAGAATCTTCCCGCTGGGGCCCATCTTGGCCGTGATGGCCTTGGTCAGAATGTCGATCGTGCCGGTGAGCCCGTTCTTCCCCAGGTTCTGGCTGACGTCGGTGGAGGTGATGCCGAAGCGCGCCATCTCCCGGATGGCCACGTTGTTCGGAGCGGCCAGGCTGCGGATGGTGGCTGCCAGCTCCTGGGTGGCCTCCCGCGCCGACGTTCCGTGCTGGGTCAGCGTGGCGATGGCGCCGCCGACCTGGGCCAGGGAGATCTTGTTGGCCGACGCGATCGGGAGGACCGTGCTCAGCGCACCGGAGAACTCCTCCATGGTGATCTTGCCTTCACCCGCGGCCGTCTTCAGGGCATTCATCACCTGGACGGACTTGTCGGTCCCCAGGTGGTAGCTGGCCATGACCGATGTCATGGCGTTGGTCACGTCGGCCAGGTCGGCGTTCTCTTCCTTCGCGCCCTGGGCTGCGGCCTTCAGCACCTTCAGGCCGTCGGCTCCCCGGAACCCGGCCTTCTCGATCGTGTACATGCCGTCGGTGAGGTTCTTCAAGCCGGTACCGGTGCCCTTGGAGATGTCCATGATCCCCTTGCGGACCGTCCCCAGGTTGGCCGCGGTCTCCCCGGCCGCGGTCTGGAGGACGGCAGTCTCCGCCTGGAAGTCACCGGCCATCTTGACCGACGCGACGGCCACGCCGACGCCGATCACGGACACGCCCTTGCCGACCTTGGCCATGGAGGTGAAGATCGTGCCCGCGCTGGCGCGCAGTCCGGCGGCCGAACCGTTGAGCTGGGACCGCGCGGTACGCATCGACGCGGCCAGCTCCTTCCCGAACTTCCGGAAGTCGGGAAGGATTTCGATCAGTCCGCGTCCAATGACCTCTTCAGCCATTCAGGACTACCCCCTGCGACATCAGGAAGGCCGCGCTGGCCTCCTCTTCGCCCTGCCACCACAGCGGCGCTCCGGGCTCACGCTCTTCGGCCGGTTCGGACCCGGCCCCTGGCGTCCTCCAGCCGGACACACCAAGGCTGTTGTCGAACTCTCTCCGCGCCTGCTCCGGGTCCTTGCCTTCCGGGGCGTCCAGGCGCTGGAGCATGGCGTAATAGACGACGTTCAGGAACCGGTCAAGGGGGAGAGAGAGGAGGTCGATTCCACGGCCGGTGTAGTCCCCGTCAAGCTCATGCCAGATACCTGGGATGGCAGCCCAACCACAGAGTTGGAGGGCTGCTCCGTAGGGCGCATCCCGTACTGCTCCAGCAGCCACATCACCACGTCGTTGACCTGGGGCAGCTCGATCGGATCCGTCTTGCTGCCCATGCGCTCCCGGAAGCGCGCTGCGGAGTCGTCCAGGAGCACGGTGTCCAGGACGTCCTTCAGCGCGTTGATGCCGTCGGCCGGGCTCTCTTCGTCCATGGCCTCGAACCGGAGTGTGAAGTCCATCATCACTTCGGCCGGAAGCGCGTCCACACCAGTGAAGGTGTCGGCGTCGATCAGGAACTGGACCTTCTTCCGGGCCCGCGTGAAATCCTTCATGGTCATCACACTACGGGCGGAAAATCCATGATCTTTCCGGAGCCGGTCAGACGGAGCGCAGCGCCTTCAGCAGGAAGTTGTTCGCCTTGGTCCCGGGGTGGTGCACCAGCCGGGCGAAGACCTTGGTCCCGGAGCCCCTGGGGGTGAAGACCAGACGGCCCTTGGGCTTCTTCGGCTTGATGATGTGCGGCTTGGTTCCGCGCAGCACGAAGACGGACGCCGGGTGGTCGCAGATCACGATGCCGATCGGGGACGGACCGCCCGTGCTGATGGGCCGGATCTGGCTCTTCATCGAGCCCGGGGCGTACAGCCGGGCGTAGCGCGCGACCGCGCGGGTCGTACTGGCCACCTGGGGTCCGGAGGACTTCACAGCCAGCCGCTGGGCAGCGCTGGCGTTGAGCGTGATGAATTCGGCCACGGCCGTCAGCCCCTTCCGAGCGCCACGGAGACGCGCAGTTCCGACCCTACGCAGTTGCCCTCCGGGCCCTGCGATGTTCTCCGCCCCATGATCGCATCCGAGACCTGGCCGTCCTCCTTCATCTGGCACAGGGCCCAGGAGACCAGGCGTTCGAGCTGGTTGCCGTCCACCGCCACCAACTGGGCCGCGGTGTCCTGGGCCTTGGAGGTCGGCGGCTTGCCCTGGCTGTCCGGACCCGGCGCGCACCGGATGAGCTGGATCACGATCTCCGACACTTCCCAGACCGCGTCACAGTTGCCGACCACGGCAGTCTGCTCATCCGGGAAAGTGTCGCTGAGCCAGGTCTGGGCCCAGGAGACTGCCAGCATGCCGCAGTCGCAGGCGTCCCAGGGGATGGCGCCGGGAACGATGCCCCAGCGGTCCGGCTTGGTGGTCAGACCGTTGTAGACCGCGTCCAGGAGGATCTTCTCCACGGCGTACCACTTCAGGTCACCCGTGATCATCATGTGCCAGCCCTCCGCGGCCCCGGGTAGTCCACGCTGAAGACCTGCGACCGGCGCTTGAGACCGGCCGGGTTGACCGTGGCTGTGAAGGCGTCCACCAGGTAAAGCCCGGTCTTGCCCCCCTTCCACAGATCACCCGGGTCCGGCAGATTGATCGTGACCCCCTGGCGGACCAGGGAGACGACACCGGCCGGGATCATGCACTCCTCACCGGCCATGGCTTTGAGGATCTCGCAGGCCAGCTCTCCGACGGCCAGCCGCCCGGACACCGGGACGTCTTCTCCGTACAGCGCAGTGACGGACCAGGTTCCCGGCTGGCTGTCGTTCTTGGAGAGGTCGTTGCAGCGCGGCCACCGCTGACCGTCGGTGCGCACCAGCAGCCGGTTGTTGTCCACCCGATAAGCGCCGGTCGCCATCGGTGTACCGTCCATCTTCACCGAAACGATCGAATTGACCGGCGTCGGCAGGACGATCTCCGACACTTCGGAGCAGGAGCAGCCGCCGGAGCAGCTCCCGCAGCCCATGTCGAACCAGAACCCCCAGGACGTCCCGTAGCTGTAGCCGGGACCGGAGTAGACGTTGGACCAGGCCGGGCCGTACGCGCTCCACCAGGGATCCCCGTAGCAGGATTTCCGGCACGGCCGGAGCGTCACCGGACAGGCGCCGAACCGGCGGCCGGACAGGGCCCAGACCATCTCCGTGGCGGCCTGCGCAGCGTAGCCGGTGGCCGTCGGGGACTTCACCGACACGTCACAGTTCCAGATCGGATCCCAGGGGGCGCAGGGCCCGAAGTTCGCAGTCACGCCTTTACCCACCTTCCGTCACGGATGAATCCGTGATCACCACAGCTACAGAGCAGTGACGGAGACAGAGTCAGCGGCTCCCACGACTCGACAGTCCACGTCGGCTTCCCCGGTTCGATTCGGCGGGCGGTCTCACTGTCAAAGGTGACTCCACCCATGCACGGTATGCCTGCCGGGGTGAGATGCCGGACCATCGCCGCATACCTGGCCACGTCGGGGATGCCGTCGTACTGCGGGTTCAAGTCCCGGTCAGGAAACCATCCGGCGAAGCGGTAGAAATGGCCGTCCCCCAGGTCTGTCCATTCAGTGCTCACCGGACCCGCCTTTCAGATGCTCGGGACCACGCCGACCGGCTGGGCCACGTCGAATTCCATGCGCAGGGACGCGAACCGGTTGGTTCCGTTCCCCACCCAGAACTGAGCGAAGTAGCGGCCGGACGTCGGCCACTCGTTTCCGGTCCAGGTGTACTGGACCCAGCCGGTCGTCCCGCCGGTCACCAGGGAGCCGGTGAAAGTGGACGGCGCGCCGTACTGCTCCGAGACGTTGAAGTCCACGGTGTAGCCGGACAGGTCGATAGCCACGCCGTCGCTGTCCTGGAACTGGTACTGGAGCGGGGCAGGCTTCTCTCCGGTCACGTACGGGCCAAGCGTCAGTTCAGCCGTCACGGCGTCCCCAGTTCCTCTCCGAAGGCCCGGTCAGCGGGCTCTCTCCCCGACCACGACGATACCGGCTCCGTTCCTCCGGCCCTGCCGACCGGCTCCCGGCCGTGCACCCGGACCCGGAGCGGTGTCTGGGGCGCTCCCTGGTTCACGCCGTACGCCGTGCCGGTACCGGCTGCCAGCCCGGCCAGCGCCGTAGTGGAGCTGGATCCGATGGCGCCGTACGCCGTACCCGCGGCCGACGGGGTGTCCGGCAGTACGGCCAGTGCCGTGGAGGCGTCCTGCGCGGCGCCGGTTCCGGCCGCGGTTCCCGGCAGGGCCAGTGTCCCGGCCACCGCGGTGGCATCGAGCGCAGCGCCCGCGCCGGACGGAGTGTCCGGCAGTACGGCCAGCGCGGCGGAGGCGTCCTGCGCGGCGCCGGAGCCCGTGGGGGCACCGGGCAGCGCACCGGCCGCCGTGGAGGCGTCCTGGGCAGCTCCCGCGGCGGCCGGTGCATCCGGCAGCGCCGACACAGCCGCAACAGAACCGAGTGCGGAGCCCGCGGCCGACGGAGTGTCCGGCAGCGCAGCCAGCGCCGTGGAGGCGTCCTGGGCAGCTCCCGCGGCGGCCGGTGCATCCGGCAGCGCAGCCAGCGCGGCGGAGGCGTCCTGGGCCGCTCCGGTGGCCGCGCCCTGCCCGGCGGGCGCGCTGGTCCCGGATGCCACCTTGGTGATGACCGCGATGGCGCCGGAGAGCTGGTCCCGCAGCGTGGTGGACGCAGTGAAGCTGAAGGTGGTCTCCGTGGTACCGCCGGAGCTGACCAGAAGGTCGGCCATGTGGAGACCGCCGCGCGCGCCCGCGCTGGCCAGGGTGGTGAACAGGGAGGCGAAGCTGTTGGTCCACGCCGTGGTCCCGTCCACCACGGAGTCCGCGGAATCCATGGTGATGACGGCTACGGCCAGCCCGGCCGCGGAGATGGTCCCGGTAGTCCCGGTGGACCAGGAGGTGACGTTGGTTTCATCCGTATTGTGGCTGGCCTGGCCGGAGATCTGCCAGGTGTTCCCGCCTACGGACGCGTCATCGAATTCTCCGTACCAGGCAGCATTGCCGGTGGCCGAAGAGCTGGCCCAGGACGGGGAGATGGCCGTCTCGGTCCCGTCGGAGACCTTGTACCAGAAGTACAGGGACACCGACGTGGAGTTCAGGGTGAAGAGCTGCGTCCAGCCGCTGAGTGTCAGGGCTCCGGTGTTCTTGTCCCCGGCCATGGCGAAGAGCAGGAAACTCCCGGCCGCCGGAGCAGATGCCAGCGTGAGAGTGATGGTGGTGGATGCGGTTCCGGACTGGCCGGAAGCCTTCTTCGTGAACGCGACCGCCACAGCGGATCACCCCTATACGGTGAACCGGAAGACGCCGCTCGCGTTGAAGACGACGGAGAAGGTACCGGCGGTCACCGACTGGTCCCCGCCGAAGTAGTTGAAGCACACGCCCTGGGCAGCGATTCCGCCGGTCCCGGCGGTGATGGTGCTGTCGTAGACCAGGCACCCGGCCACACCGGACATGGTGATCGACGCAGCGCCGGTCAGGTCGGCCGCGTCGAACATGAAGACGCCGCTGGAGGGGGTCGTTAGCGTCTTGGACGCCAGCGTCCGGCCACCCGCCACCCATTCGGAGGAGCCGGTCTTCTCGTTGGCCACGACCCACTGGGACGCGGCGGAGTTGTATCCGGTGGTGACCAGGGACGCGTCCTTGTCGGGGGTCATGGAGGCCGTGGTGCCGAACAGCGCGGCCTTGACCGTGTCGGCACCCAGGCCGCCGTAGGCCGCGGGGAGGACGGCAGCCGTCTGGCCCTGGCCCATGACCGACTTCGGCCACTCCCGGAAGATCGCGCTTGCGCTCCAGGTCACTGCGGATCACCCCTCACGTAAGCGGTCGGTGCGTACACCGTGCAGTCGGTCCCGTCGTCCCGGGTGGTGATGACGGCCATGACCGGCCGCCCGTTGCCATCGAGCTGGACGTCTTCCCCGCCCACCCAGTCCTGGCGCTCCACGGCCTCCATCTTGCACTTCGTACCGGCCGGGACCATGGCCACCAGGAGCCCGGCCATCCCGGAGCAGGCGTGGAAGCGGTTGGGCTGCCCGGTGGTGACCGCCGTAACGGTGCACTCCGGGCACTCCCAGTGCTGTTCCGCCTGCTCCAGGATGATGGTCACGTCAGCGTCACCGGAGAGCAGGACGCCGCAGGCGGGGCCGTGGTGGTGATGTTCCACATCCAGTGGTCCAGGGCGCCTGTGCCTCCGCCGACCGCGTTGGCGGCCCCGGCGGGCAGCCACGTGGTCCCGGTTCCGGGCCCGTCGTTCCATCCGATGGTGGCCACGCTCGAACCGGCCCGGGTCTCCGACATGAGCTGAAGGACGCCGCGCCCGTTCTCCACCGTGTAGCTGCCGATCTTCGTAGCGCCGCAGTTCGGCCAGGCGTGGTAGATGTACCGCTGGTTTCCGGACGCGTCGCACGCTCCGGATCCCGCGACTTGCTGCCAGACCTCCAGGGAGTACCGGTTGGTCGGCTGGCCCTCCGCGACCGCGAAGCCGTAGCCGGTGTTCGTGACCACCAGCTCCCGCGCCGACATCATCCAGGAGGCCCCGGTGATGTTGACTTCGCAGAAGTCGATCGTGAGCTGGAACCTCTTCAGTACCGGGTCGTCCTTCTGGTTCACGCACGGGGTACCGTCCGCGGTCCGCTCGAAGAACTCCGTTCCGTCTTCGTACTGCGGCTCCATCTGGACCTGCACGAAGCCCTTGCTGATGATCTGGACCGACGCAGCGCCGGTCACCGGGTTGCCGCAGGCGTCCAGCTTGACCATGCGGTACATGGTGCCCTTGATCGGAGTTGCACAGTTCGATGTGGTGGCCATGGGGTCTCAACTCCTTACGTAGGCACGCCGAGATTGACACGGGCAGCGAAGTGGCAGCACTCCCAGCCCAGGACATAGGTCCGCTGAGCGATCATCCGCACCGTGTTCTCCACCCGGTCGAACGACTGGACTTCCTCCGGCGGAATGCGCACGTCGCTGCGGTAGCCGAACATGGCACCGGTCGCGTAGACCCAGGACGTCCCGGCCGGAGCTGCGCTGCCGTCCGGCCCGGTCCCGGGGTAGCCGGACCCGATCACCACGCGGTGCCCGGCCGGGCTGAAGAGCGCGCCCGTGTCGTCCGCCTCGAACAGGTCCCAGGCCATGAAGGTGGCCAGGGCTTCGTACGGGACATGGATCAGGCCCTTGCCGTGGTAGCAGTCGGCCAGCGCACCCTCAAGCTGGCCCAGGGTGATGACCACGTCGTCCCCGGCGCCGGTCGCCACGACGGAGGCCGCGGACTGGAGAGTGATGCTGTCCACCGTGTCCACCACAGTGGCGTTGGCGGCCAGGTGGGGGAAGACCGTGGTCTGGGGGGTGGACCCCGATTTGCCCGCCGTGCCGGTCCAGAAGGCCGCTTCCACCTGCCACGGCTCCACCCGGTCCAGCGCCTCCAGCGCGATCCGCTGAGCGTCGCCGATGCCCAGGCCGACCCGGGAGCAGTCGAACTCCGCATACACCGTGAAGGCCGTGGCGCCCCGGTTGTCCTGGGTGATGTTGGGGGTCATGGCCGCCTGGGGCGGAGCGCCCCCCGTCCCGGTGACCGCAATGCATTCGTCGTACAGCGTCCCGCCACCGCCGCACCACTCCGAATACGTGATGCCGTTCTGCCAGTGCGAATCTGTGGGAGTCGGCTTCTGAACCGCCTCCCACAGCCCGTACGGGAGCGGCGCGAAGCTGGGCCCGTCAACGACCTGACGCATCCCGGCCACGGCTCACCGCGCAATCGTAGTGACGAAGACTTCCGTCACCGTGGCCGCAGTGCTGTAGACCCATGCTTCCTGGTCCGCCGGGAGAACGAACCGGTTCGCCGTAGCACCCGCGGACTCCAGATTCCGGACCAGGAACCCTGCCGATGCACCCGCAGAAGTGAACGCCAGCCGCATCCCAGTGACCGGATCGAGCACAAGAACGACCCGGTCAAAGTCGTCAGCATCCACGATCTTCACGGGCGTACTGGCGGCCACGCTGACCTGCGAGCTGATGAAAGCGGACATCGGGGCCTCCTTTCGCCTAAGTCATGGACGGATCAGACACGGGCAGCCGTACCGCCACCGCTGGCGCCGTTGACCTGGAAGGCCACCGTGTACTTGCGCGCCGCGTGACCCACCATGGCGATCAGGTGTGCCTCTTCCGCCCATGCCGCGGTGAAGTCGTTCTCCGCGTTCAGGACGGAGTCACGGACGACACCCAGGTCAAGCTGGAGGCCGGTCCCGTGGAGGAACGTCCCGGCCGCGTAGACCAGGAAGTTGACCGTGGTCGGCCAGACAAGCTGGACCGTGGCGTTGCCGGGCTGGGAAGCTCCGCGGACCTGATAGTCGTTGACCCACTGGACCCGGACGTTGCGCGCGGTGAAGAACGCGTCAATCTGCGCGTCCAGCACGGCGTACAGCTCCGTGGAGTCGATGCCGGTCTTGTACGCCAGGTCGGAGCGGATCACGCTCTTGACCCAGTACGGCATGACGACTTCCAGCACGGCCTTGGTGTTCATGGCGTACCGGGCGCGGTAGTCCACCGCAGCCAGCTCCACCGCATTGAACAGGCGGGGGGCGGCCGGGTCGGTGGTGATGGCACCGATGGTGTTGGCGCCGCCCGCCGCGGTGTCCATGAGCCCGATCAGCCGCGCGTTGATCGCGTGCGCGTAGGCCATGCGCAGGAGCCGGATGAAGTTCTGGGTGGCTTCGGGGTACGCGTTGTCGGTCAGGTTGCCCGCCGTGACCGTGATGCCGTACGCCTCCAGCCTGGCTTCGTTGAAGCTGGCGCAGGGCACGCGCAGAGTCGGCTTGTTGACGGAGCCGGTGACGGTCAGGATGTCGTCCGTCTCGGTCCACAGCCACGGGTCGGACGCGTTGCTGAAGGGGAACGCGAAGCCGCCGAAACCGGAGGCCGGGTTGGAGCCTGCGGACTGGAAGAACACGTCACCGATGGCGGGGGAGACCGGGAACCGGATACCGCCGCGGGTCACGCCGACGGTCGGAAGGTCGATCGCGCCGTCCATGTCGGCCACGTTGAAGAACTGGTACATGATCTCCGACGGGGCACACCAGCCGCCACCGGCCACCAGAGCCCCGGCGCTCTCCGGGGTGACCATCTCCCGCCACAGTTCCTCGATCTCGCCCGGGTTGGTGCGTTCGTCCACGGTGTGCGCGAAGTCGTTGCGGATCTTCGCCACCGGGTAGCGCGCCGCCTGGCGCCCGGCCTGGGAGGTCGGTACGGACTGGGCCCGCTCGATGAAGAGCTTCGCCAGCGCGTCCAGCGAAGGGATGTCCTGTCCGTTGGCGCTGGCGGTGATGGCCAGCCGCGCGGCCGGGACCTTCGGCTTCGGGGCGACCGCTGCGGTGTCACCGAGCGACGCGACACCGGTACGGGTGACACGGCTGAGTGTGTTGCCGCCGGTCCGGTCGCCGATCACCCGGAGCAGTGCGTCCGCCGTGCCCTTGGATGCGGCGGCCACGATCTGTTCCACCCGGGAGGCGTCCATCTGGGCCTCCGCGGCCAGCGCTTCCGGCGTACCGGCGGCCGGGCCGTGGACCTGCTCCTGGAGTTCCGCCATCTGGCGGTCCGCCCGCGCCTTCTCCTGCGCGGCTGCCGTTTCGGCACGGACCTTCCGGGCGGACAGCTCCGCCTTGATCCGGTCCAGGTCGGTGCTCAGGCGGAGCGCGTACTCCACATCGGCCGGAGCGTACTCCTGGAGACCGTGAACCCGATCGAATTCGGCCACGCCCTCCGTCTCCAGAGCCTGGAGATCCGCGTCGGAGACCGTGGTGAGGTCGTCCGGAGCGGGGAACTTGTCGGACTTCTCGATCTGTTCGGGCACGGTGTCCTCCCGCTGACGGGGCCCTGAAGATGATGTTTGGTGTCAAGGTAGCAGGCAGTTTCTCGATAACCAAAGATCAAATGGTTTATCGAATCGAATAATGTAAAGTCAGGATCCATGAAAACCATGCGAATGATGGCAGTGACTGTAATCGGACTGGCCGCGGCCGGATGCGGTGCCCGGCACCACGCCGATCCAGTACCCGTCCCGGCGCCGTCCGCCTCTGTCACGGTGAACGGCGCGAAGACGCTCCGCGACACCTGGACGTACGGGGACGGGGTGTCGGTGTCGCTGGCCGGATTCGGCCGCGGGAAGTCCGGGGAGTCCGGCAGCCCGCCGGACGCGGAGTACGTCAGCTTCTTCGTCTCCGTGGCCAACAGCTCCGGCCAGAGCGTGGACCTGGAGTGGATGACGGCCGACTGCACCGCCGGAGGCCGACCGGCGGAGCGGGTGTTCGATGACGGCCTGGACCTGCCGAACGGGCACCTGCTCCCGGGGAAGAGCTACCGCATCAAAGCCGCCTGCGCCGTTCCGGCCGCGGTGCACGAAATCCAGGTGGAGGTGAGCCCGGACTTCGGGCACAACGACGCGGTGTTCACCGGGCCTGTCTCCTGACACAGCACAGCCCCCGCCGGAGGGTAGGGCGGGGGCTGGCTGCCGGGGGTCACTCGGCCGGTGCCGGGGGCGGTGGGGGCGGGGGCTGCTGCTGGCATCCGCACATGGTCAGACCTCCTTCTGCCGATAGCCGAGGATCAGGCTGCCGAACTGGAACCAGGAACAGCGTACGGCAGCGCCGTCCGCCGTCCTGAACTGCGTCCGGTGGAACACGGTGGTCACCTCCCCTTCACGTGGCCCGACAGGGCCGTCATCACGGTGCGCAGCGCGTCCTGGGACGTCTGGCCGTGCGCCACGGTCGGCCGCCCGGCGGCCACCAGCGCTTCCTGGCTCCCGGAGGCGACCCGGGCGGCCATCTTCGGCACCGGGAAGCCGGGCACGTTGACAGCCAGAAGGCCGACCATGCGCAGCGCGGAGCCGATCCGGCGCCAGTCCCCGGACACCTGCCCGGACGCACGGAGTTCGTGCACCAGCAGCGGATCCGCACCCGGCCGGATGGCGCCCGCCACCCAGATCCCGTGCGCGTCGTTGCCGACCGCCACATCAGCGACCGCGTGGCCGGTGTGTTCGTAGTGCTCGGTTGCGGGAACCGCTCCCATGCGCAGCGGAGCGTGGCCGGTGCCCACCGTGATCTGGCCGACCGCCTGGCGGGTGCCCTCCGCGCAGGTCACCTCCCCGGTCATGTAGTACGGGTGACCGTCCTCCTGCGGCGGGCTGACGCAGACGTCGGACTGGCCGATGTGGCAGGAGCCCCACATGGCCGCGTGGCCGTACACCCGGCCGTCGTCCGTCACCGTGATGCCGGTCGGCAGCGAGAGCTTCGGGTCCGCGAACCAAGCCGCCGGGGGCTTCCACTCCGGTCCGCCGTGCGCGGTCAGGCCGTCCACGGTGCGCTTGCGCTCCGCCCGGATCTGGACCTTCCCGTCCGCCCCGGCGGGGGTTCCGCCCGCCACTACGGCGCCTTCTTCGTCCACCAGCGCCACGTACGCCTCCGCGAAGGCCGGGATGTCGCACAGGGTGGCCGCGGAGATGCGTCCGGCGTGGAAAATGATCTTCTCCGGCTGCGCGAACAGCATGGCCAGCGGGTCGTCCTCCATGTCCCCGTCGGAGATGTCTTCGGGCCAGACGTACTCCACGTCGGCTTCGGTGATCTGGTCCGCGTCGATCGAGACCCCGCGCAGGAACTTGCCCGCCACCAGGTCGTGGGCGCGCTGGCCGTCCGGCTCCGCCAGGTTGAAGACGCCCTCCCCCATGACCAGCTCACCCTCACGGTAAATCCGGTCGATACGGCCAACGTTGACCGCCACGGTGTGCGCCTCCCCGCCGTGACTGTCTTCCTTGTTCCAGCGCAGCGGCACCGGCAGATCCCGCCAGACCAGGGAGTCCTTGGCGAACTCCCGGCCGTCGCCGGTCGTGGTGCCCTCAATGGCCAGCGGGCCCTTCCACGGAGCCGTGGTGACGGTCTCCGGAGCGTCGAAATTCTCCACGGATTCCACCGGGAGCGCCGCGCGGGCCAGCTCCACGGCTTCACCCAGGGTGGCTGCGCCGTCCCAGGGGTGCTCCTCCACGGTGGTCTTGGCCGCCTTGCCGTTCTCCTTCAGCCGCTTGTCCTTCTTCGTTCCCTCGTTGGGCTTGCCGCCCAGTTCGGTGCCTGCCATGGTCTCTCCCTTGGTCTCCACCGCGCTGGCGGTTGTGGCCTCTCCCCAGATCGTTATCAGGGATCCACGGCAGCGTCCGCCGCCCTGGCAGTTGACGTATCCACCGGCAGGGTAGGCCAGATCCGCCGCTGACAGATCCTCGAACTCCTCCCCGTCGATCGCGCCGCACGGCTTGCACGTGTTGTTGTCCAGCAGTTCGGAAGCGAAATACTGCCCCGGCGGGGCCGCCTGGAGCACGGCCGTGCGGCCGAAGTTCTGCGCAGCGGTCATGGCCCCCGCCAGTTCCTCCCGGACGTAGCTGTCGGACCGGCCGGACAGGTCGTCGTCCACCTGGCGCGCCACGGACTCCCCGTCGTCCGTGCCGGAGGCCAGCACCACGGCGCGGCTGGATGCGGACGTGGACAGCCGGGACGCCAGTGCACCCGCGGTGACCCGGGCGAAGGAGCGGATCCGGTGGAGGAAGGACTGGAGCGCCGCCGCGCTGAGCGCGTCTTCCGACAGCGACCATTCCCCGACCTTGATCCCCTGGTTCTCCGCCTCCCGCTGCTGCTGTTCCCCGGCCTTCTGCGCGAAGGCCGCCATGTGCTCGGTCAGTGTCCCAGTGGCCGCCGCGGTGCTCACCGACAGCTCCGCAAGGTCCCCCTGGCGGTAGCTGTCCACCGCCGTGCGGATCTGGCCGGTCAGCTCCGTCCGCTGGGCCTCCAGCACCGGCCCCCAGGCCGCGGTGACGGCGTCCACGGCCGTCTTCCAGGCGGAGTCCATCAGCGCGAAGTCCGTGGTGGCTGCCAGCTCCGTCTCCGTGGGCCTGCGCCGGAACGGCCGGGCGCCCGCGGTCATCGCCACGTCCTGGTTCAGCGGGATGTCCGTGTCGGCGTCCCCGAAGGAGACCCGGATCCGGTCGAACGTCACCGGCCCCAGGCGCTTCTCCATCTCCGGCAGGAGCGACAGATCATCGGTGTATGCAGCACAGATGTGCGCGACCCAGGGTGTGTGCTGGGACGGGATATCCGGCTGGCTGTGCATGGACTCCAGAGCCTCCACAGCCAGTGTGTGGAACAGCTCCAGGGGGTCCTGGCCGTCCGGACCGTCCCCGACGGACCACACCCAGGACGGCGCATCCCCTCCGGCATTCCAGTGGGCTGCTCCGAAGATGTTCGCTTCGGTGATGTTGGCCGAACCGAACGGTGCCGACGTCACCAGGCCGCGGAGACCGGCGGTCAGTTCCCCGCGCTGGTCGTCGTCCCAGGCTCCGGCGTCCGGACCGACGTAGAACAGCGTGAGGTGGAGGTCGGCCGCCCGCTCCCCGCCGCGCAGCGCCAGCCGCTTGGCGTCCTCCGCGACCGGCATGAGCGCGATCATGCAGCCGCTCAGGTGGCTCCCGTCGGCAGCCAGCTCCGCAGTCCGGCGGCCGTGCGCCTTCTGTACGTGATGGCCGTGCTGGTGAAGCTGCTCAGACCTTGGCACGGCCATTGAGCTGCCCCTTCCGGGTCGCAATGAAGCCCTGGGTGACCGTCCACGACTCCGTGTCCAGCTCCGGGGCGTTCCGGCCGATCAGGAGCTGGCCGAACGCGTCCAGACGGCATTCGTACGTTCCAGTGGTCAGCGCCGGTACGCCGATGTTCCAGGCCGCATGGGTGAACGGGCAGGAGTAGGCGTGCGTCCGGCAGACCGGCGGATGGAGCAGCTCACCCGGTCTGGTCATGCTGAACCGGATGGCGTGCACCGCCTTGGTCTGCTGGAGAATCCGGTCCGAGGCGGCCGCCGCGTCCGGTGGCGCGCCCTGCGTCTTCGGCACGGACGGCGGGTCCTCACCGGTCCCTGGCGGGGGCTGCTCCGGCGCACTGCCGGTACCGGTGGCTGCCGGTGCCGCAGCGGCCACCTGGAGCACGGTTTTGCCCAGGAGAGCGTCCAGGGCTGCCGCAGCGTCCCCGGAGAAGTTCCGGATGATGCTCTTGAGAGCGATGGTCTCCAGTTCGTCAGGCTTCGGCTTGTCGTCCTCACCGAACCCGGACTCCCGGCGCAGCGCTTCGCCGGACAGCTCCATCCGGTCGTACGCGTCCTTGGCGTTCTGCGACTGGTCCGGCCGCATGGCCAGCTCGGACATGTCGTACCAGACGACAAACTCCTCCAGGTTCTTCTCCCCGCTGGCCTCCATCCGGGGCGCCAGGTAGCCGACCGTGAGGCAGTGGCAGATCAGCTCCGCCAGCGGGGCAATGTGGTTCTTCAGCGCGCCTTCATCGAGCTGCCAGGCGGTCCAGTGGTTCACCCGGCCGATGCCGGTCAGCACTTCGGTGGGGATGTCCAGCTTGGTGGCCAGCCGGTTGACCGCGGACTCCCGCTTCTCGATGATCTTCTCATCAATCTTCAGCGTGAAGTCGATGTGCTTGACCTTGTCCACGAACTCCGCAGGTACCCGGATCGGGATCGGAATCACGGCGGACGCGGTGCCGGGTGTGCGGATGGCTTCGGCCGCTATCTCGATCCATTCCGCCATGAACGGATCGTTGGCATCCTCGAACTCCTCCCGGACCGGGAAGGTCACCTCTTCGGGGAAGATCACGATTCCGGCGGACGCCAGCCGGGACAGGTACTGAGCGGTGATGTGCCGGTTGACCAGGTCCAGCTCCCGCAGGATCGGCAGCGCGGAGCGCGCCGGGGAGTCGGCGATGTGGTACCAGCGGGCATGAGGACGCCAGACCCGGATCGGGATGGCGTCCTTCGGCAGGTTGGACCATTCGATCGTCGGCGTACGGTCGGAGACCACCTGGAAATCCGTGCCCTGGACACGTACTTCGTCCGTGCTGCGGACCGACCAGGTGTACGCCTGGCCCTTCTGCTCCCCGATCAGGTAGCAGTCCCCGGGAACGGAGAGCTGGGAGGACAGGCCGCGCATGATCTGCGACTGGCCGCCGACACCGCCCGCCAGCGCGGCCACAATCTCCGCGGCCGGGCCGTCGTTCAGGATCTCCGGCTCATCCAGTTCCGGGGACAGCCGCGCCGCGCGGAGCCGGACCTGGCTCATCATGTTGGCCAGCCAGGTGATGGCGTAATTCATCTCACCCGACGCATCGTAGAAGTCCCATGCTTCGGACTGCCACGCCTGGGTGTGCTGGAGGAACTGGGACTGCGGCTTCTTCACGGGCGCCGCTGCCGCGGTCAGCGCGGCCGGGACCGGGTCAGCGGCCGGAGGTTCCGGACGGCGGCCGATCCCGAATGTGTTCCACCACGGCATGCCTGCCTCCTGCGGTCAACTGGGGACAGCGTAGCGTGATGATCGGGACGCCCCGTCCGGAGCGGCTACTGGGCCTTGATGAAGTCGCTGCACTCCAGCGCCTGGTAACCGGATTCGATCACCACGAAAGCGTGATCGTAGGCCACCGGGTCCGGCGCGGCCTTCCGGCCCGCGGCCGACTTGGAGTCCAGCAGAAGCTGATAGAGCGGGCAGAGCGCCTTCTGCCTCTGGACGGTCTGGGCCACGTCCAGCCGCTCGGTCAGTCCGGTGATCCGGTGATCGTTGTTCACCACCTGGACCCAGCCGACCGACAGAACCGCAGTGATCACCAGGTCCAGGATGATGCTGCCGATGGCCAGCGTGATCAGACGCCGGTTGGTCCGGGCGCGCTGCGCCAGGGAGACGAACTGCTCCCCGCCTGCCTTGGTGAATTCGTCAATCTCCTGGACCAGACGCTCCGCCAGAGTGATCAGGCGTTCCATCCGGTCGTCCTGCGGCCCCTCCGGAGTCTCTGTCTGCTCCGTCATCGCAGTCTCCTTCCGGCACGCGGTTCAGCGCGCGCGCTTCCGCCAGTAGATCATCCGAGAAGGCCGTAAGTTCACGGGCCGTTTCGAGCAGCACCCCGCGCAGCCTCTCCGACTCCTCCACCAGTCGGTCTACAGGACTGGCTCTCACCATGGTGATCAGCTCCTGCGCACGGTTGCGAGCGTTTCGGCAACGGCGCGGTTGGCGTCGGATATCGCTTTGATGTACTCGCTCCGGATCGTCTCGTTGAGTTTACGCAGCTCCTCCTCCAGCCGGTCGGCACGCTGCGTCTGCTGGTCCAGCGCGGTGGTCAGCCGCGCGAACAGCACCCGCACAGCAAACAGCGCCATCAGGGCGATTGCCCCGACGGCGCCGTACTGGACCAGGATCCCGGCCAGCGGATCCGGTGCACTGTCCGCGGCCGACCAGAATCTGTTCATGTCTCAATCATGGCGGAAGGATCAGGCCGTTCATCCGGCTGACGTCCTTGACGATGATGTCCCGCCAGTTCTCCGCGTACTCCTTCGCCAGGAACACGGTCAGCGTGGTGGTGGCCGTACGGATGGTGAGGACCAGGCGCTGGCCGCCGGGGGTCGGAACCAGGCCCGTGGTCAACTGCGCCGGGACTTCGTTCAGCAGCTCGTTGCCGGGATCGACCGGAGGAATCTGCCGGGCCTGGCCGTTGGGCGGGGTCGTCACGTGATGTTCACCGCTCTGACCACCTGGAACAGTCCGGCCTGTTCGTGGTTGGCGATGACCCACCCGGCCGCAGCGAGCATCTCCGCGTAGCCCTGGGTGTCCCAGGCCCAGGCGTGCTCCGGGCTGTGGTTGTGCTGGTTCTCGTTCAGCGGGCTGGAACAGACGATCACCGGGACACCGGAGCCCTTCAGCCAGCGGAGCACGCCGTGCGGGTCGGCCACGTGCTCCAGGACTTCGGTCATCACCACGATGTCCCCCAGCCGGATCCGGTCCTGGTCGGCTCCGAAGACGTCGGCCGACACGGCGGTGACCCGGCGCTCCGTCCACCCGGCAGCGTTGGCCGGGGCGAAGTCGTAACCCCAGGACAGCGGATAGGCCAGCGCCTGGAGCAGGCCGCCGTCTCCGCATCCCAGGTCGGAGACCGTGATCGGGTGCAGCGGGTCCTCTGCCTGCATGGATGTGATCGAGTCCCGGACCAGGTTCACCGCCCGGTACAGGCGCGGCTGGTGCCACTCCTGCTCCAGGTGCGGAGCCCGCTCCCGGTCGGCGTGGAACTCCGCGGTGGAGACGTACGGGACGTCTCCGTCGAACAGCTTCCATTCGGTCATGCCCACTCCTTACTGGCCAGCAGAGACCCGGCGCCCCAGACGGCGGGCCAGACGATTGCGGCCTGCCACCAGGTGAACGACCCCGGCCACGGAACCGCCACGGTGTACGCGGTGAGCGCCAGCGAGATCCAGCCCGACGCGCACCAGGGGCAGCTCACCAGGTCGGCCAGCCACGCGGGGGACCAGGATGCGCGGGTGACGTACCGCCGGTACGCCCCGTCCCGGTATTCGGTCTGTCCCAGTCCGGCAATGACCGCCGACCAGTCGCCCGGTGCGGGCAGCCCGGCTGTCTCCAGCTCTTTCCGGCTGAGCGGACGCCAGCCGCCCGCGATCCGGTCGCGGAACCAGAGCGCGGGCGGGAAATCGTCCTTCACCACCAGCCGGGTCAGCCGGTACGTGGCCAGCCCGAGGAACAGCAGTACGGTCCAGGCAGGCACTCGGTCTCCTAGAATTTGAGCCGGTGATTGGTGCGGCACCGGCCGTTGACGAACTGGCAGAGCACATGAGGACGCCGGACACCGAAGAGCCGGAAGAGCACCCGGTCCAGCCACCACGGCATGATGATGATCACCGGTACCGCCCGCCGTGCCCGTACCAGCCCGGCGGCCGGGTGTCACCGTAGGTGCGCCGGACGTAGTCCAGGCTGTCTCGGATGTTATCCGGGGAAGCGGGGCGGCCCGGCCGCTGGATGCCCAGCAGCCGGTCCAGCCAGTGCGGAAGCCTCATGCCCGGGTGACCAGCTTTCCGGCGGGGGAGACGGACGCCGGTACCGGGGAGGTGACGCGGTCGCGGACCCAGAAGCCCAGAATCAGGGTGATGGCGCCGATGATGTAGCCCTGCCGCTCCGGGCTCCAGTCCAGATTGAAGGCCGCGAACAGCGAGAACAGCGCGGTGACCACGCCGGTTGCCATGGCGATGATCCCGTCATGGGACCTGATGGCGGTGACCACGCCGAAGACGAACACGATCACCGCGGTGACGATGCCCTGCCACTGGCCGTCCAGGTCGAACCCGAAGGACGTCACCACCTGGAACACCGCTGCGATCGTGGCCAGCCAGACGGCCAGCTCTCTGCCGAAGATCTTCATGTCAGCCTCTCACTTCGTTTGACCGGTTCACGGAAGACGTTACCCGGTCAGACGAAGATCCCCACCAGTGCGGAGCTGGCGTCCCCTACGAAGTGGCCGAAGGCGGAATTGGCCAGCAGCACCCCGGCGGTCACCGACAGCATGGCCACCAGCACCACCAGCCGGTCCCGCGCCACGGCCAGGCAGACAACGATGAAGATCAGCAGCGCGGACAGTGACAGGGTGATCATCGGACTCTTCCCGGGGCAGCGATTTGCTTTGATGCCATTGAACCACCGAATTGCCCCTTGCCGCGGATCGTGGGGCCCACCAGGCGCAGCCCGTGAGCGTTCCACACGGATCCGTCCAGCCGGTCCGGGCTCCAGTCGGACTCCGGGGTCCAGGTGGTCATCTGGTCCTCCAGCTCCGGGAACTCCCCGGCGTGCGACCACGCACCCTGGTACGACAGCGCACTGACCGGCTGCGCGCGGATGGCCTTGCCCCGCGTGGCGCGCACCGGCCGGATCGGGATGTGCAGCCCTTCGGACTCCAGCACGGAGCCCACGGTGGAGATGCACATGTCCCCGCCGTAGTTGACCTCCACGAAGATCTCGTCAGCATCCCACTCCACCGCGGCCTTCACCACGGCACGGCCCCAGCCCTCCGGCTTGAGGTGGACGGTCCGGTCGGCCAGCACGAATCCCCGGTGCCGGGCGTTCATCGGCTGCGCCGGACTGCCCTCCGGCAGGATGTCCGGGGGCATGACCACCGGGGGCAGCATCAGCTTGGACTTGCCCACCACGATGATCCCCTGCTCACCGGCACCGCCGGACGGGTCCACGCCGACGGAGATCCGGCCCAGGTCCGGCAGGTTCCGCGGGTCGATCCGGCCTGCGTCCACCACCTTCCGGCTCCAGAGCGCGTTTTCGTCTTCCTCGATCAGGAGACCCATCAGCTCCTGGCGCCCCAGCGGCGTACCGGCGTACTCCTCCTCCAGCGCTATGCGCACTTCCTCCGAAAGGTGGGGGTTGTCGTACATGGACCCCCTGGTCAGCACCGTGTTGCGGACCTTGCCCTCATGCAGGCGCCGGATCAACTGCCGGGTCTTCGGTGTGGTGGAGCCGATCCAGTGCGGGTGCGGACCTACACGGAGGCCGAACCGCATCTGGGCCCAGGCTTCGTCCAGGTAGCGCCAGGCGGCCAGCTCCTCCAGCCACATCAGGCACCGGTTGCCGCCGGAGCGCAGCCGGTCGGTCTCCTCCTCCGTGTGCGCACCGAACAGCTTGGCTTCACTGCCGTTCGGCCAGCGGACGACCGTACCGCCCTTGGTGGTGACCATCTGCGCCGACGGATCGTGCGCCCGGATCCCCGACGGACCGGAGAAGCACGACGTGGCCGCGTCACCGAGCGTCGGGGCAATAATGCCCATCCAGTGCGGACTGGGACCGGGGAGGCACGGCGGGCCCTTCACGTGCTGGATCATGTACTCCGCACAGGCGTCCGTCTTGCCCGCGCCGCGCCCGGCCATGAGCAGCCAGCCGTACCACTCCCCGGGCGGGGGCACCTGGTGGGGGAGCGGCGTCCAGCGGGTGGAGGCCATGCCGCGGGCCAGGTGCCGTGCGGCTCCGGCTGCTATCCGCTGTACGTCCGTCGCCATGGCTGCTCCCGGTTGTCAGAACCGCTGGTCCCCCGCCATTCTCGCCTTTTTGATCAGCGCTTCCTTCTCCAGCCGGAACACTTCCCCGGCCACTGCCGTGCACGGATCCCGGCTGAGCACTCCGGACGCCGACTCCAGGAAGCGGATCACGTCCAGAACATCCATCAGCCCCCGCCCCTGCATGACCGCCACGGGGACGTCCTGCCGGGCGAAGACCGGCTGTTCGCTCATCAGCGCTTCCGTGCAGCGTCGGCACCCGCCTGAGCCCAGGCCGCCTTTACCGCAACCAGTGCCGTGGTGTACCTCTCCCCGGTCTGCTTCATCCTGGCGCGAACCGCCTTCTTCAGCTTGCTGTTCCCTGCTCTGGGCATCAGTGCCTCACTTCCCACATCGCTGCTCTGGCGTGGTTCCGGTACGGCGGCCCGCCGTTCTGAAGGTAGATCCCGCACTCCGTGCACCCGTAGGAGTGGCAGTCCCGGCAGTACCCGCACCGGGAGAAGGCGCACAGCCGGAGCCTGCTCCGCCAGTCGAGCCAGGCCGCGCACCAGGAGCAGATCCGGCGCCGTCTCACAGCTCCAGCCACTCCGGATGCGCCAGCGTCCACTCCACGGTGCGCTTGAGCGAATCCCGCAGCGGGACCGGCGGGGACCATCCGAAGCGCTCCCAGATCTTGCTTCCGTCCAGGGCATAGCGCAGGTCGTGCCCCGGCCTGGTGGCATGGAAGGTCTGCCGGTCGATAAAGGCCGGGCGCCCCAGGATGTCGGCGATCATGGTCACCAGTTCGTCGTTGCCCAGCTCCAGCTCACCGACCACGCTGTACCGCGCGGGCCTGGTCGCCCCGTCGGCGTACCGCTCCACCGGATCGGACTGGCTCCCGGCCAGCATCACCCAGGCGTCGGCCAGATTGCGGGCATGGAGGTAGAACCGGCTGCCCGCGGTCCCGTCCGGGGCGCAGTGCACCGGCACCGGGTCTCCGGCCAGCACCTTGCGGATGATCATCGGCACGAACTTCTCCGGGTCCTGCATCTCCCCGATGACGTTCATGGTGTTGGTGATCACCAGCGGTACGCCGTAGCTGCGCCAGTAGCTGATGGCCACCGCCTCCTGCGCGGCCTTGCTGGCGGAGTACGGGTTGGACGGGACGATGGGATCCCACTCCACGGAGTCGTAACCGGCGGGCGCCGGTCCGTACACTTCGTCGGTGCTCATCTGGAGGAACATGAACGGATGGAGCACCCGGGCCAGCTCCAGCGTGTTCAGCATGATGGCCACGTTGTCGAGCACGAACGGGACCGGCCGCTCCAGGGAGCGGTCCACATGGCTGTTGCTGGCCACGTTCATGATCACATCTATGCGCCCGAGCTGCGCCGTGGTGATCGGGTCCACTGGGGCGGTCAGGTCCAGGATCACCGTGGAGACGCGCGCGGCTGCTCCGGTCACGGAGTCCAGGGCACTGTGGATCCGCGGCGGGATGCCCTTGTGCCGGAAGGTCACCGGGCAGACGACCTCCCAGTCCGTCTCCATCAGGATGTGCCGGAGGACGTGGCTGCCGACGAACCCGGCCGCTCCGGTGAGAAGTACGCGCTTCATGATCAGTCCTGTCTACGGGTGTTGGTCGCAGACCAGGCGCTCCACGGGGGTACCGTCGCCGGTCATGCTGTCGGGTGTGCTGCGGTAGAGCTGGCCGGGCTCGATGACGGTCATGCAGTCGCTGCACCGCAGGCCGTGAGGGAACTCAGCATCGGTGACAACCGAGTAGACGCCGGTCTCCGACTGGCCGGTCACGGGTGCGGCCGGTTGCGGAGGAGGTCCAGAGAATCGGCGTCCGGGACGTCGTCCTGGAGTCCGTTCTGGAGGAAGGCCAGATACTTGATCACGTCCTCCATGCTGTAGCCGTGAAGCTCGATCACCCCGTCCCCGCCCTGCCGGACCAGGCATGCGGCGTAGCTGACGAAGTGCCCGGCCGGAAGCTCCCTCGTACGGCGCAGCCAGCTCACGACGTGAACCCCTTGCCCGCTGCCCACTGCTGTGCGTACTCCCAGAACTCCGCGTCGGTGAACGGCGCCGGGCCGGGCGGGGTGACCGGGGACGTGATCCAGGTCGGCAGCGTGATGTCCCCTTCCTGGGTAAGCAGCCAGCGCAGGTTCACCCCGGTGACGGAAGCCCGGCCGTCGGCACCCCACGATGTGCCCCAGGAGTTGTCCGCCTGCCACACGTCCGTGTCCGGGTCGTACCCGGACAGCACCAGTTCGTGGCCGCCCGCCACGCCGCTCTTCCGGTCCACCACCAGGAAGCCGTTGCGGTCCGTGTCGAACATCGACTCCAGCCACTCCGTGCCCCACATCAGCGGGCCCTTCTGGACGGCCGACTGCGCCGCGGTGTAGCTGAACGCGTGCTGGTATTCACCGGCCAGCCCGAGCGCCTGGGCCGCAGCCATGGCCCCCAGCGCGTCGCTGCCGGTGTCGTCCGGCGGGTACTGGCCGGGATAGCTGTCCAGTGCGGTGATCAGGCTGTAGAGCCGCACGGCAAACGACTCGTTCAGCGGGTACGGCCCGCCCTGGAAGACACCGCCCGGATCGGCCTTCACGGTGACCTGGGCCAGGCCGGTGCGCTGCTCGCTGTCGGTGCCCAGGATGCCGGTCAGCGCGTTCGGGACGCAGTCCCCGATCTGGCCCTGGTCCAGGATCGGAATGCGCCGGGTCCAGCTCACCGCCTTGATGGCGCTGCGGGGGAGCACGCCGACAGCGTGACGCAGGGACCGGCTGTCGTGCCGGACGTGGCGGCCCAGCCGCCGGTCCGTCGGGGTGTAGACGTGTTCGTAGGTGGTGACCATTTCATCCGGCATTGGCTGATTCCTTTCGGCGGACTGATCTTACGATACTGCCCGATCCGGAGTAGTCTGGCGCTGCTCCTCACGGGCATGGATGGTGAGCACCCAGAAGCCCCCGGCGCCAACCGGGGGCTTCGCCGTGTCCGGGGTACCTCTGCCTTTGCACCGGGGCCGCCCCTGCGCCAGCGCCCGGCGGAGTACCTCTGCGCCCGGCCGGTCCCCGCCCCTGCTCCGGGTGCACCCCGCGCTTGTGCCCGGAAGGACAGTACAGGTGGACCATGTCCACCTCCAACGCCTGGTCAAAGAGTGTGTCATGACTTGACATACACCCATCGGCGGAGGAGTATGGGTCCTACAGCAGCACAGACCAGGAAGAAGGAAATCATGGACTTCCCCTCCACCGCCGCCCGCCGGACCGCCGAAGCCGCGTACGCCGCCAACCCCACCGAAGCGAACCGGACCGCGCAGCGCGAAGCCGGTGACGCGGAGATGAAGGAGGTTCTGGCCGCATTCGACGCCCGGCAGGAGGCCACGGTCACCGCCGCGCCGGAGCCGGTCACGGAGATCACGGTCCCCGGCGCCTTCGCCGACTGGTTCACCGGTACCGGCGTGGCGCAGGGCCAGGACGACAGCGACAGCGAGTGCCTGGCCCTGCGGCTGGCCATGGAGGCATCCGTCCAGCGGACAGCCGGGCGCAGCTACTACCTGACCGTCACCGCCAGCACGGCGGTACTGGAGATGCTGGTGGAGTACGCGGTCTACTGCATCGACGCCAACACCGACGAACCGGTCCCCGCGGAGCTGCGCGCGGCCCGTACGGTCCGCGACCGGGCGCGGGAGGCATTGGCCCGCCTGGGTGTGGCTCCGGCGCAGCAGCGGACCGGCGGAATGATCTGACCCCCTGTACAGCAAAGGACCGCAGGCGCGCCCCACACGGGCACCTGCGGTCCTTCGTCTGCGGCCAGGCAGTACCGGCAGCGTACTACTTCAGGTCGAGCACCTGGCCCGGGTAGATCAGGTCCGGATCGGAGATCTTGGAGGTGTTGAACGCGAACACCACCGGCCAGCCCCCGCCGACGTGCTGCGCGGAGGCGATACCGGACAGTGTGTCCCCGAGCACCACGGTGTAGCGGGCGCCGCCGCTGGCCTTCTGCGGGACGACGGACGGAGCCGCGCTCCGGCGGTGCACCGGGACACTGCGCGGCCGGGAGGGCGCGGCACGGTGCGTGCGCGGCGCCTTGTACGTCTTGAGCACCGGAGCGGACCCGCCGCGGGAGAGCCCGGCACGCGGTCCGCACACCGGCCAGGCACCGGGGCCCTGGCTGGCCAGCACCCGCTCCGCCACCGCGATCTGAGCCGATTTGGACGCCAGGTCGGCACGGGATGCGTACGCCGTCCCGCCGTGGCTGCGCCACGTCCCGGCCGCGAACTGCAACCCGCCGTAGTAGCCGTTCCCCGTGTTGATCGACCAGTTCCCGCCGGATTCGCAGGCCGCCACGCGGTCCCAGACGGAAACCGGTGCGGAATATGCACCAGATATAGGGACGATAAACGCCCCTATTCCCATTGCAGCCGCCACGGATATTGCAGCCGTCCGGCTGTGATTGATGCTCATGCACAGACTCCCTTATCGGTCGGTCCGGGGAGTCTAAGGGGCGGTGCACGCAATTGCCCTCCCGGAACCGTCCGGATAACAGGAACCGGCAGGTCACGGAAGGGCAATTGATGGGGCGCAGCCCCTTGACAGGGTCAGCCGAAGTCCCCCATATCGGAGCCCTCCGGACCCGCGATGGCCAGGAGCCGCGCCTGCCCCGCCTCCAGTGCGCGCTGGCGCTGGTCCGGTGCCAGCTCCAGGGAGTCCACCGCGGCCAGGATGGCTTCGGCTGCGGCCATGGACTCCAGGTCCACCCTGGCCACCAGTGCGGCGGCCACCCCTGCGTCCACCGCTGCCTTGGAGATCTTGGCGAACAGCGTGCGCTCCTTCCGCGACTCGATCAGCCACGCCTTCACCGCGGACCCCGGTTCGTCGCCCGGCTCCCCGCCCTGCGCCCTGACCGCCTCCCGGAGATGCGTGTCCGACCAGGCGGCGTGCGCGGCGGCCACCCTGACGGAGTGGAGCAGCGCTTCCAGCGGGTTCATGTCGAGCTGTTCGGCCAGCTCCATGGCGTTCCTCCACGTTTCCTCTACCGGTGCCGTACGGCCGCGGTGCCAGAAGCACCGGCCCCAGCCCTTGTGTCCCGTCTGGCTCCCGGCAGGCTGCATGCACATCCGGCCGTTGGGCTGGAGCGTAGGGCACCGCGGGATGATCACCAACGTCATGATCTGATTATGACCGCGTGGTAATGATCACTGGCCCGGCACCATCCAGGGAGGCAGCGGAGCGGCTTCCCGGCCGCAGGCCGCAGTCTCCGCAGCGCAGTCCGGGCACCGCCGTTCATGGATGCTGAACGACGCCCCGGGCCGGGCCGGATCGAGCGACACCCGCCACCGCGCCGTCTGGTCCGGGTGGTAGCACATCAGCGGCAGTCGGCACGGACCGTCCAGGCTCCCGGCCTCCGCTTCTTCGGACAGCACGCCGAACGGCAGGCCGGAGCAGGAGCACCCGGTGGAGGAGCAGGGCCCGAAGGACTTGTGGTCCGTGCAGCCGCACTCCGGGCAGCGCTGCCGGTCCAGAGATGCTGCGCTGGCTCCGCCACCGGCCCAGGCCCGGAGCGACCGGTCGGCCTCCTCCGCCGTCAGGCCACTGTTCCTCACGGCATCCAGGCCCTGGCTCATGTCCAGGACGCGCCCCTTCACCCGGGCCAGATCCTCCTCACCGGTCCCGGGCATCCGGCGCAGCTCCTCCATCTGCCGGGTGAAGTCCCGGGCTGCACCGGCACCCAGCCGGACGGCCGCCTCCCACTGCTTCCGCTCGTACATCCGGCCCCGCTCGAACGCCTTCATCACCCGGTCGGCCTGCTCCATGCCGCGCCGCATGGCGCCTCCCACATCGGCCTCCTGCACCGCCCGGTTCCAGCGTGCCGAGTAGCCTTCCCGCTTCCAGAACTTCCTCATGACTCCGTGCCTTCCTTCATCACCAGTGCGATGGCCAGGACAACCTGGGCCAGCGAGTAGGGCCGGTGGTCCACACCGGCCAGTTGCTCGGTCAGCCGGTCGGCCTCCCCCGCCGGGCAGCCCGCAGCCATCAGGACCACGGGGCACCCCAGGATGACGGCCGCGGGGTGGACGCTGGTCCGGGCTATCCGATCGGCCTGCTCAGCGTCCACGGTTCCACCTCCGGACGGCCCGGAGCAGCAGCGGGACAGCCGACGGAGCCAGTGCCACCAGGGCGTTCACGGCCCGGATGCTCCCGTCGCACATCTTCGCCCTGGCCCGCTCCGGGCTCCCGGTCTCCTCCAGGATCTCCAGAGCCCGCTCCCGGCTGAACCCCAGCGCCGCGCCGTACTGCGCGTACAGATCCAGCTCCGCACCCCGCTTCGTCTCCCGGGAGCAGAAGGCGTTCATCCTGACCGTCCGCCCCACCAGGCCCGACGGGTCCACGGCACGGGCCGCTGCCCGCAGGTCCATCCGCGCGGCTGCGGCCATGGCCTCCTCCGTACCGCCCTCCAGGTACGTCATCGCGTCGTAGCCGTCCCGGTCTTCCACCCCGGGCGGGTATTCGGACTGATCACTCATGTCTTCCTCACTCCCTGGTCCACCGGCCTCCAGCCGGTCTTCATCAGCCGCAGCGCCAGATCCGTGTACCCGCCGCGCTGGACGGCTTCGTGCAGGAGGACCACAGCCTCCTCCCGGCTGTACCCCAGCGCCCGCGCCCGGATGACGTACTCCTCCGCCTCCAGGGCCCAGGACAGGTGCTCCCGTGTCGGCAGCATGCCGTGCCGCATCACCCGTACGGCCAGGCCCAGCAAGCCGGTCACTTCGCACTCACCAGCTCCATCAGTTGTGTTCCCACCAGAGCGGTGTACGCCGGAGGGATCGACTCGTTCAGCTCGGTTTCAGTCATCCAGTCAATCCCCATGGCCACCGACTTGAAAAAGTGCGACCGGCCGCCCACGTTGTGGTTACCGCCGAACACTTGCTGGATCCCGCTCTCCCGATACCCGAGCCCGTTGGTCCGGGCCTTGCCGACGTACAGCCGGTAGGGCTTGTGCCTGTCCTGCCAGCCGTGATCGCAGCCGACCGGGACCAGCTTCCAGTTCGTTTCGAAATACCGGTGTCGACGCACCCGAAGGCCGAACGACGACCCGCAGAGCATCACCGGACTGATCAGATGGGGCAGCGCGTCCTCCACGTTCTCCATCACGTACGGCATGTCCGGCGCCTCCCGGAAGAGGCGTTCCCGCATCGGAGCAATCAGCCGCGGATAGACCTTCCCGCCCGACCGGTGCCGCAGCCGCCCGTACCCCTGGCAGGGCGGGGACAGGTGAACAGCGTCGTAGCCGTCCAGTGGGAAGGTCAGCGCATCGGCCTGGACGAACCGGAACGGGTAGTTGGGCTGCGGCGCCAGGTCCACGCCGGTCACATCCCATCCAGCCATGTGGTACCCCATGGCGGCCCCGCCTCCGCCTCCGAAAAGATCCAGGATCCGGGGCCGGACACCGCTCTCTCTCTCTCTCTCTCGATCACTTCGCGCTCACCGCACCCCAGGACGGACCCGGGCCGGACAGGTCGGCCAGGATCGGCACACCCTTCCACTCCCAGGTGAACGCGTCCTTGATCTCCGCCCCGATCTCCTCCGCCCGGTCCTCCGGTACGGAGAAGACGAACTCATCGTGGACGTAGGCGCGCAGGTAGGGCTGGTACTCCGGGTGCCGGTCGATCAGCCGGAGCAGCACTTCACAGGTGATGTCCCGGGCGCCGCCCTGGCCCATCAGCGCGGGCGCCACGGTGTAGGCCGACCGCGGGTCGCAGCGCATCATCCGGCCGAACCCGTTGTCCAGCAGCTCCCCGGCGGTGCCCCGGGCAATGACGTCCTTGGTCCACGCCATCTTGACCGGGAACTGGCTCTCCATGCCGTCGAAAAACGCGTCCACCAGTTCCGGATCGTGGCCGTCCCGCTTCATCCGGGCACGGCCCATGCCGTAGTTGTAGCCGTGGCCCAGCGGCTTGGCGTCCTGCCGGGACACCCCGATCAGCGCCGCAATCTCCGCGTGCGCGTCCCGGCCGGGCTCGAACAACTGCATGTAGTTCTCGTCCTGGCAGTGCGCGGCCACGGCGCGCATGTCCACCTGGGCCAGGTCACAGGTCACCAGGAGGTGGCCTTCCTCCGGGACGATCACGTCCCGTTCGATGTGGCGGCCGTCCCGCTTGCCGAAGACGGTCAGACCCGGCTTGGTGACGGACCACCGGCCGGACGCCTGCCGCATGCTGACCGTCGGATGGACGCGCCCCTCCACGGTCAGGTACTTCTCCACGGTCTGGTAGACGGTCCTGGTGGTGGTGACGATCCCCATCAGCTCCAGCGCGGTCTTCAGCTCCGGCGGGCAGTGCCTGTTCTCCGCCACCTCCTTCAGCCGCTCCGCGGCGGTGGACAGGTTGCCGTTCGGAGTCCGCGGGGGACGGACCACGCCGAACTGCTTCCAGAGGTCGGCCAGCCAGGCGCCGCCCTCCGTAGTGGCCAGCGGGGAGCTGAACGGCTCCCAGGCGGGCGCCTTCGCCTTCCCGCGGCCCCGCATCACCTCACGGCCCAGCGGGAGGCTGTAGGTACCGCTGAGCGCCTCCAGGGCGGAAGCCTTCTTCTCCTGCCCCTCCCGGATCCGCTCCTTCAGCAGCGGGACGTCCACCCGGCACCCGTTCAGCGTCATCCGCCCGGCCAGCCCGGCCAGCCGGTGCTCCCGGCGCCCGTACTCCGTGACGGGGAGCAGGCGGTCCACCGCGCGCCCGGCCTCCACGTCACCCGACAGGTAGGCGTGGTACTCCGGGTCGTCCTGCGGGATCCGGTCCCAGCCGCCGAACTTGTTCTTCAGCCGCTTCGCGCTGTCGGTCTTGCCCCGGACCCCCAGCTTCTCCGCGGTGTGGTCCAGGTCGTACTTGTCGTCCGACCCGCCGGTTTCCTTGGACCGCGGGGGGTCGGCCAGCCGGGCCTTGATCTCCGTGTCCTCCGCCAGCGCGCTGAACTTCTCCCAGTCCATCCCGTGGTGGTAGGCCAGCGCCGGACCGTCGAACTGCATGCCGTTGTGGCTGGCCGACGGGACGCGCTCCAGCAGCCAGACAAGCTGCCCGATATCCACCCCGGTGCGCGGTTCTCCGTCGTCGGCCGCGAAGCCCGCCAGCCGGACGAAACCGTCACCGTAAGTAAACATTTCGTCGGCCGAAGCGGTCTCCAGGTCGAATGTCACCCGGTCCGGCAGCGGGCCCTCCCACACAGCGGCCGGGGGGTCCTCCGCCTCACCGAAAGGATCATCGGGAAGCATGATCGAGTTCTCCAATTCTTCCTCATTTCCTTGATCGCTGGGAAGGGTGATTTCAAGATCGGTTACAGCAGTTACACGTTGGCGGTTAACCTCTATGCGAGATCCAGGATTTGTGCTTATCGGCGCAGATGTAACTGCCGTAACCTGATCTTGGTTACCCCCTCCGACCGGGGATTTTCCAAATGGGTCGTTCTCAGCCCCACCCCCTGTTTCGGCGTCCGGATCGGAGAATCGGACGCCTCGCCAGGCTCGTACGGTGGACGCCGAAGAGGGGTTCCGCAGGCGGGTGGAGAGGCCCGTTCCGTTTTTGGTGACCTTGTACTCCACACCGTGCTGAACCACCAGGTCATGGCCCCCGAAACGGGCGCTGAACGTCTTGTCGCCCCACTCCCGGCCGCCCTTCTCCGTGATCTTGTGGTTGAACACGCTCCGTAGTTCTGAGCCGATGATGAAAGCGTCCGGATCGAACACGATCTCTTCGTCCACGAAGGTCATCACCGGGTCACTCTCCTTCCGCCACCCCAGGGTGTCCCCCCGCACCCGGTCCGGCATGTCCGGCATGATCCGCTCCATGTCGTACCAGCGCTGAGCGCCCTGGACGGCCCAGGCCAGTGCGGCCTCCATGACCGGCTGGGTCTCTATCCGCTGGCGCAGCGCGCCGTCCCCCAGGCGGTCCTGGGGCCCCAGAACCTCCGCCGGGGTCTTCCGGTACGTGTACGGGAAGATGAGCAGCGCCAGGCGCCTCCAGGTCCCGTGGTCGGTCTCATCCACCACCGGGCGGAAGTTCGTGTTCACGAAGAGGCTGTGTGTCGTGGTGAACGTGATGTCGTTCTGCCGGATCTTCCGGGCGGTGATCTCCCGGGTGCCGACCAGCTTCTTCAGCCGGTTGGTGTCCAGCCGCCGGGACTCCGGGGTCTCCTCCAGAATGGCGAACCGTGCACCCAGGAAATCGGTCATCTCCGTGGGGTGGTTGTCGCTGGCGTTGCCCAGCATCGCCCGGTCCGCCACGGTGATGTGGTACTTCCCCGCGGCCGTGGTCAGCGCGTTGAAGACCGTGGACTTGCCGTTCTCCCCGCCTCCCTGGCAGATGACGGCCAGGTCGTCCGGGGTCAGGTGGCCGGTCAGGGCCTGTCCGATGCGGAGCTGGAACCACTCCAGGACATCGGCGGGCAGGGCGGTCAGCGCAGTGTCCCAGTCCGGGTGCTGCGCGCCCTTGACGTAGTCCACCCCGGCCATCTTCGTCATCAGCCGGTCCGGGTCGTGCGTCGTCAGCACGCCCGTGCGCAGGTCCAGAATGCCGTTCGGGCAGTTCAGGACGTCCGCATCGGAGTCGAAATCCGATGCGTCGCACTCCAGGATTCCCCGGCTGAGCTTGACCAGGCTGCTGAGCTTGGACGCGGCCAGCGCACTGCGCCAGCCATCGATCTGGGAGCGCATGTCCCGGTTCGGGTCCGCGCCCTGGAGGTCGATCACCCGGTGGAACTGGGACAGGACCCACAGCCGTACGGCTTCGGTCACCGTGACGTCTTCCGCGCTCTTCCAGAACTTCCCCGTCCAGACCATCCAGCCCAGGCCGGACGACCACTTGTACTGGCCCTCCAGCTCCTCACTGCACACCGTGTCGGCCAGGACCGCGTCCGAGAAGGCCGCGTCCCGTGCGCCGTCCACCGGCAGCTCCCGCGCCGCGTGGCCCCCCAGATCCTCCAGGGTTCCCCCGGCGTGGAAGTAGTCGTCCACGCCCTTGACCTCAACGGCGGCCCGGTCCTCCCCCTGCGGAACCTCGGAGGGGACGATCAGGTACCGGACCTCCGCGGCGCCCTTGGACTGGAGCCAGAGCCCCAGACGGCGCATGGCCAGCATGACCGGCCGCTTGCTGCGCGCGTCGGAGTCGAAACAGACCACGACGGTCCGCCCCTGGATCGGGATGTCCTCCCAGTCCCCCAGCGTGCCCAGCTTGCTCCGCCAGTTGTAGACGCCGGTCAGTGTGATGACGGCCTTCTCCAGCGTGGCCAGGCAGTCCGCCTTCTTCACGCCTTCGGTGATCCACAGCGGATTGCTGGGATCCCTTACCTTGTCGCTGACCAGCGGCGGGATGTCCAGGTGGTTCGGCGTCCCCGACTGGGAGGCGTACTTCACCGGCTTCCCGTCGGAGTTCCGCTGCGGGACCGCGGGCTTCCACTGGTAGCCGATCAGCTCCCCGGTCACCCGGTACTCCGGGATGAGCAGCCCGGGGAACGCCGTGTCGTGGCGCCACATGAACCGCGGGATCCGCAGGGTCTTCAGTTCCGCCCGGTCGTCGTCGCTGCCGTACAGCGTGCGGTAGCCGCGCGCTGCGATGTGGTCCGCCCCGATGCAGCTCGATGCCAGTTCCTCCGCATGGACGGGGGAGACCTCCGTCACCGCGGCGGCCGTCACCGCTTCCTCCGGCCGCGCCGGGTGACCGGCGATTCCCCGTGCTCGAACCGGGCGCCGGACGCCGCGTCCCAGGCCGCCGCAGGGCTGTGCATCCACAGCTTGAGGTCCCTGCCGACCGCCGTCCCGCTGTACGCGTCAGCGGTGTGCGCGCTCCTGCACGAATCCCCCGACCGGTGCATGCCCTTGGCCACGATGATCATTGCGTCCGTCATGGCGGCCAGCTCCGGCCACCGCGGGTCGTCCGGCACGCCGGGCGGCTTCACCTCGAACCACACGGGCCCGTTCGAGCTGTCCGGGACGTGGACCCGGAAGTCCGGCAGGTAGTTGCCCGACGGCAGGGCGAACCCCTGCGGCTCGTACTCCCAGGGCCACTCCAGGGTGTCCCAGAACACGGCCCAGCGGGCCTCCAGGCGGGACCGGAACCGGCACCCCGCGTACTGGGTCTCAATGGCCTTGATGCGCGCAGCCATGGTTTCCTCGTTCCTCGCAGGTCTACCGGCCGGTGGCACTGACGGGCCTGGGGGTCGTCAGTTCGTCCAGCTCCAGGGGACTGATCGTCACACGGCCCAGACCGTCCTTGTGCCGGGTCAGCCGTCCTTCGGCCAGCCACCGGTCCACGGTCCGCAGGCCGACAGATGCCCTGTCGGCCGCTTCCCTCCGGGTGATCAGAGTGTCATTCATGCCGGGACCATAGCATCGAGTGGCAGCGATTGACAGCATCTGGCAGTGCCCGTACGGTGGCCCTACTGATACAGGAAAGAGGAACCGATGACATCCTTCAGTGAACGGCAGGTCCGGGAACTGGTGCGGAACCGGGTGCTGGAGCTGGACGGCCAGTACAACCTGTCGGCCGTCGCCAGCTCCTACCTGGAGACGTACGGCGCCCGGCACCCCGACGCGGTCAACCGGGAGGACTTCCAGATCCTGGCCGCGGAGTACCGCCACCCGGAGCCCGGCACGGAGATCACGCTGTACCCGTCCTTCGGGCAGCCGTCCCGCCCGGCCACCGTGTGCTGCCTCTCCTCCGTCTACGCCTACGCCCTGTGCGGCTGCGGCGGAGAGGCCACCGGATCCCCGGTGCTCACCGCCGGGGGAGGCCACTGGCACCACCCGATGTACGGGCACACCTGGTCGCTGCGCCGGACGGAGGAGCCGTGCTGAAGGCCCTGGACAACCGGAGCGAAGTCCTGGCGTCGGTGAAGCTCCGCCTGAACGGCACCACCACCGCGCCGCACTGGTACGACGCGGAGAAGATCACCAGCGCGATCATCGCGGTCTACGGCCTGGCCGACGCGCTGGAGCTGAAGACCGGAGCCTTCTGGGGCATTGCCGAGCGGTACCGGCAGGTGAAACCGTGACCACCCGCTTCCTGGCCGCCGTGGCGGAGCTGTACAGCCCGACCGCCGACCGGCGGGTCCTGGACACTCCCGCGGAGAAGATCCTGTACCGCGGCAGGGCGCCGGTCCTGGCGCCCGCTGCCGGTCCCGGCCACGGCCTGGTCCTGGGCTTCATGGACAGCGCCGGAATCGTCGGCAGCCACCTGGTGGTGGCCGGGGAGCTGTACCGCCACCGGGAGCCGGTCGCCTACTTCGTGTCGATGCTGAAGGCCGGGATCTTCTTCCTGGAGATCGACATCCACCCGGACCGCCGGGAGGTCACCACGGAGAGCGGCCCCGCCGGTCCCCGGGTGTTCAAGGACTGGTCGGTCCAGGCCGCGCACGCCGGAAAGAACCCGTGCTGGAGCCTTCCGAAAATGGTCACCTGGGATGTGGAGGAGTGAGCAACTTCCCCGCCGTCCTGGCCGCCGTCGCTGCGCGCGGGCCCCGGTGCCTGCGCTGCCGGGCGTGGACCATGGACCCCGACCAGGTGTCCTACAGCCACCCGATGTGCGACCGCTGCGCCACCACACTGGAGGAGCTGCGGATCCGGTTCCGCTCCGCGGCCGGGTTCACCGGCCCGGCCAACGTCCGCAGGACCCCCAGGCCCGCCCGGCGCCACGGAGCCGCATGCGCCCTGTGCACGGTGTGGCGGTGCAAGCACTGCGGCTGGAAGCGCAATCCGGCCTGGAGGGACGAACTCCAGGTCTGTGCCGACTGCGGTCGGACCGACGGGGAGCGCGTTCCCGTCCGGCACCGGTCCGGCCGGTGGTATGTCCACAACGTCCTGAAGAGGAAGGTCTGACAGATCATGGACCAGAGCAAGGTAATCGTGATGAAGCTCCTGGCCGCCGTCGCGCGGGAGCGCCGGGCCCAGGACGACAAGTTCGGCGTCCAGCAGTACCCGCTGACCGGCACCGCGGAGCAGGAGATCGTCCTGACCGGCCGGTCCTACGGTGTCTGGGCTGCGATGTTCAAGGCGTACAACGACGCGGCCATCGAGACCGGAACCCGGACCGGGGACGCCGTGCTCCTGGAGGAGGTCTACGAAGCCTTCACCGCGGCTCCCGGCCGCGACCGGCTGGAAGAGCTGGTCCAGACGGCTGCCGTCGCGCTGCTCCTGGCGGAGATGGAGATCCGCCGCGGAGTGGCCGCCATGCCCCCGGCTCCGGCCTACCGCCACGGCTGGAGCGGCGCCGACCGGCTGCACGGCCTGTGCCGGTGCGGTGAGGGGGAGTTCCACACCGTGCACGAACCGGCGGGTGTGGACCTGGCGCTGGAGTGGCGGCTGAAGAAGTTTCTGGCGGACAGCGGTCTGTCCTACTCCGCCTGGCTCCAGGACCCGGCCGCTGTGTCCATGCAGGGGTCCGTGGATTACGGGGACTGCTGATGGCGGCCCGGCGGACCCGCGGTACCCCGCCGACCAAGCATTCGGGACTGCTGGGTGCCCAGGCGTGGTGCGCAGAATGCGTGTGGAAATCGGACACCCGCAATTCCATGGGAATTGCTGCGGTGCACGCCAGGATTACTGGTCATACGGTAATGGCCGAATCCACGGTCGGCGTCACCTACAACAAGAAAACGAAGGAGGGGGAATGAGCACCGGAGTGGACAAGAATGTCACCCATCGCCAGGAAAACCGGGAACGGGTTATCAACGGGACCGTTTACCGGTTCGAGCACTCGCACTGGTCCTCCTTCATCGTCCCGCGGCGGAAGACCCAGCCGACGGACCAGGACATCGAGTCCTGCCGTATCGACGTGCACAAGCGGACGGCCGACTACCCCGGCGGGGCACAGCGCTGGATCCTGGTCCACCGCATCCTCACGCGGGGGAAGGCAGAGCCGTACACACCGGTCCGGCGCCCGGCCATGTCCTCTGCGGTGGCGGACCTCCTGATCCGGTGTGACGCAGCACTGGCAAACGAAGGCATCGGACCCCTCTCCTTCACCGAAGAGGAGGACCCGTCCGGTGACAACCGCCTGTTCGCCGAAGCGCTGGCTGTCGTGGGTATCGACAGGATCCCGGAGTGGGCCAGGTGGCACCTGACCGGATACCTGGCGACCGGTCCGAACATCACAGCGCCGGACCGCTGGGAGGATCAGAGGTGACAGCCACCGGGATCCACCTGCGGGAGTACCAGGAAGAGGCCGTAGGCGCCGCCTGGTCCGCCTGGGCCAGCGGCATGCAGCGCCCGGCCGTCGTCCTGCCGACCGGCTCCGGGAAGACCGTGGTCTTCTCCGGCCTGATCCGCCAGTTCGTGGAGGTCTGGAAACCGTCCACGAACGCATCCTGGGGGCGGCCCTACCGGGTCGTGGTCCTGGTGCACCGTGACGAACTGGCTGACCAGGCCATCGACAAGCTGCGTACCGCGGCGCCGGACCTGGTCATCGGCAAGGTGAAGGCTGCCGACAACGAGGTGACAGCCGACGTGATGGTGTGCTCGGTCCAGACGCTGGCCCGGGAGCGCCGGATGCGCCAGCTCCTGGACGCGGCCGATGCGGTGGGGGAGATCGGCCTGGTGATCGTGGATGAATGCCACCACGCCACCGCGAAGAGCTACCGGGACATCATGGCCGCGCTCGGGTGCTACAGCGGCCTGAAGGACGACGAAGAGGACTACCGCGCCGGGACCAAGTGCGTCGGCTTCACCGCCACCCTGAAGCGTGGTGACGGCGTCGGCCTGGGAGACGTCTGGAACGATGTGGTCTACAGCCGGTCGGTGCTGTGGATGATCAGCCAGGGCCACCTGGTGGATGTCCGCGGCCGGGAGATCGAGTCCGGCATGGACCTGGCGTCGGTGAAGAAGACCGGCGGGGACTACGCGGCCGGGGCGCTCGGAGACGCGCTGATGGAGTCCGGCGGCCCCGCGCTGATCGCGCGGACCGTCCTCCAGCACGCTCCGGAGCGCCGGACCATCGTCTTCACGCCGACCGTGGCGACCACTGCGGAGACCGTCCGGGAGCTGGACAAGCGCGGGGTGCGCTGCGCGGCCGTCTCGGGAGCGACCCCCCGGGAGGAGCGGCTGGCCATCTACTCCGCCTTCCGCTCCGGCGGGATCACGGTCATGGTCAACTGCATGGTCCTCACCGAAGGCGCGGACTTCCCCATGGCCGACTGCGCGGTGATCGCGCGCCCCACCCAGTCGGCACCGCTGTTCATCCAGATGGTGGGCCGGGTGCTCCGGCCGTGGCCGGGCAAGACCGACGCGCTGGTTATCGACCTGGCCGGGACCGGCGGCCGGATCTCCACCCTGATAGACCTGGAGCCCGGCCTGGTCACCGCACCGGCCGACGGGGAGTCCCTGGCAGAGGCGTACATCCGGCAGGAGGAGCACGCCGACCGGGTGGAGCACCACACCGGGAACACTGCCTTCCTGCTCAAACACCGGGACCTGGACATCTTCACCGCGTCCAGCCACGTCTGGCTGCGTACGGCGGGCGGGGTGATGTTCATCCCGGTGGGCGGAGGCTTCGTCCTGCTCTGGCCGCGCGAGAACGGTACCTGGGACGTCTACGGCTGGCCGGAGCGGGTTACTTCCCAGGCCCGGCCGCGGAGGCTCCACAAGGGCCTGTCACTGGGCATGGCGACTGCCTGGGCAGAGACCGAAGCGGAGGAGCATGCGTCCTTCGGAGTCCAGCGCCAGGCCACCTGGCGGAGGAGGACCCCGCCCCGGGCGATGGTGACCAAGGCGAAGTCCATGGGCCTGCGCGTCACCGACGCCATGACCCAGGGAGTGATCAGTGACGCCATGGCCGTGAAGCTGGCGTCCCGGGCGCTCGATCCGCATGCGGCGAAGGTGTGATGACCGATGACAACACTGAACCGGAACGAACTGCTGGAGCACCGGATCCGCCGGATTGTCCGGGAGGAGCTGGCCAGCCGGAAGGAGACCGACGTGAGCGCATACCAGCCGGTAAAGGGCCGCTGCCCGATGGGCTGCGGGGAGACCCTGTTCCTGGGGGACGGGGGATACGTCACCTGCTCCTTCCTGAAGTGCCCGGAGCCGGACGCGGTGAGCACCATTCTGGAGGAGCGCGAGACCGGCCATACCGCCACGGTGTCGGCCGCCGGGATCACGGTCCGGCACCCGCTGAAGGAGCGGCTGGGGACCGCCCTGGCGGACTGCACCGTACTGGCCCAGCTCCTGGGCCTTCCGGGCCCGCTGCCCGACTGGGGAACGTACCGGATCCGGAAGCCTGACGGCGCGCTGCGTCCGGCCGATCTCGAAAGGACCGGCTGATCATGCCCTTCTACGACGTCAGCATCGAGTTCCGGGGCGTGGACATGGACGCGGACGCGGATGAAGTCCTGATGAGTGACGTCCGGAGAACCCTTCCTGCCGGGAAAGCTGCCTACTGCACCCAGAACCGGACCTTCCGCTACAGCTTCCCCACGGAGGACATCAGCCAGGCTGCGGCCCGGTTGCAGGGGGACGTCAGTGCAGCCTGGATCATGCGGACGTTCTTCCCCGGGACCGACCAGTCCCAGGTGGACATCCGGGTGACGGACGCGGTGGTCAGGTTCCGTACGGAGGAACAGATCCGGAACGAATCCCTGCTCCACCGCCACTACGTGGAGCAGCGCGCGGACCAGGAGCGGGGCCGTCGGCAGTCCGCGCTGATCCGCCGGGTGGTCCGCCAGGAGCTGGCCGACATCCTGTCGGACCTGGCGGATACGCTTCCCTCCCAGAACACCGCACTGCGCGACGTGGAACGGCGGCTGCGCAACCGGCTGCACCACGACACCGACAACTGATCAAGGAAAGAAGGAAACGATGGCAGCACGACAGGACTTCGGCCGGGGGAAGTGCCAGGTCTGCGATGCGGACTGCGCCCTGACCGCCAACGGACGGATCCGTACGCACGGACCGCGGGACAACCGGTGCGCCGGAGGCAGTGACCTGCCGAAGGGCGCGGAGGAGGCCACCGGGGATCTGCGCCCGTACGCCCGTGAGTTCCGGGACGCCAACACCGCGCTGGCCGCACCGGACGCACCGGCCGACGTGACGGCCGCCGCGGAGGAGATCATTGACCGGGCCACGAAGTACGGCACGCGGCCGGACCACGGCGGCCCCAACCCGCACCGGGCGCCGGTCACCGACGCGCAGGCGCGCACCGGGCAGCCGGGGACTCCCGCGGAAAATGCGCCCGGCCGTACGGAGCGGCTGCGGGCGCAGGACCCCGCCGCGGAGCCTGAGCAGGCCGCAGAGGACCCCGCAGAGGCGTTCCTGAATGGCGGGCCGTCCGGCAGCTCCGGAGCCAGCGGAGGCGACGCTGACGCGTTCCTGGACGGCAACGGCGGGCCCGGCGGTGACGACGACGAAGAGGAGGACGACCCGCCGTATTTCCCCGCCCGCTACGACGGATCGTGCTCCTCCTGCGGTGACCACTTTGACGAAGGCGACCAGATCCGCGCCGACGGTTCCGGCGGCTGGGAGGGAGAGGACTGCTGCGGGGACTCCGACGCGGAGCAGGACAAGCCGCTCCTGCGCCCGAAGCTGCGCGTCGTCAACGGCCGTTACCACGCTCCGAACCCGCACACCGGGAAGAAGTGGACCGCCACCCGGGCAACGAACTTCGTGAAGAAAGCGTCCGACCGGTTCGCGCTGGAGCTGTGGGGCAACCGGATGACCGTGCTGGGCCTGGTCTCCGATCTGGAGCTGGGGCGCAAGGCCCGGGAGATCGTCAAGGACGGCCGGGAGAACGGACAGGCTCCGTACGAACTGGCCAAGTCCCGGCGCGAGGCACTGAACCGGCTGGTGGACCGGGCCAAGACCGCGGCCGGTGCCAGCACCCGGGCCAACAAGGGGACCATCCTTCACACGCACACCGAGAAGGCCGACGAAGGCACTCAGGCGCTGGAGGAGATCCCGGACGAATTCGTCCGTGACGTGGTCGCCTACCGGAACCGCATGGAGACCTCCCCGTTCGCTGTGGTGGAGCACCTGATCGAGCGGTCCACCGCGGTGCTGGAACTGGGTGTGGTCGGGACGTTCGACCGGATCCTGAAGGTGGTCCGGGACGTGACCGTGGAGGCCGGTACGGGCAACTTCATTGACCTGAAAGCCGGGGACCACGTCATCGGTGACGTGAAGACCGGCGCGGACCTGGACTACAACTGGATGGAGATCATCATCCAGTTGGCGCTCTACGCCAACGGCGTGAACACCGCCGGTATCGCGGTGCCGGTCGGCCGTCCGGTGAAGTGGTCCTGGCAGCGGCACGACACCGATAACCCGCCCGGACCGGCTGTCCCGGAGGTCCGTAACGATGTGGCCATCGTGATGCACATGCCGTACGGGGAGGAACGCTGCCTCCTGTACGCCGTGGACATCGCCAAGGGCTGGGAAGGCGCACAGCTCTGCCAGCGGATCTCCGACTGGCAGAGGACCAAGACTCCCACCGTGTCCACGGTCGTCCTGGACCGGGCGCTGGCCACGGCGGCCACCGGTCCGGAGGGCTACGCCAGGCCGTCGGCCGCGCAGATGGACAGCGGCCACCCGTCGGTGAAGAAGGGCGGCCGGTCCGCTGCGGACGTCCTGGCCAACGCGCACGGGTCCGCCGGAGGCGCCGATCTCCAGGACGAAGAGCCCGGCCAGCAGCTCTGCCCCGCTGCTCCGGAACCGTGCAGGTACGAATACCTGGACGACGGCAACGGGCACAGCGGGTCGTTCTGCGTCTTCTGCGACCAGCCGGAGCCGTCGGCCGCCGCGGTCGCGCTGGAACAGGACATGGCCGCTGATCCCTGGCCGGTCCTGGAGGACCGGTTCGACGCGGTCACCACCAAGGCGGAGGCGTCCGCGCTCTACCAGGAGTTCAAGGACAAACTTCCGGCTGCGGAGCTGAAGAGGCTGGTCGGCGTGGCGAAGAAGGCGCTGGAGCGCGCTGCCGTGGACGTCCCGCTGCCGTCGCCGGAGCGGGTCAAGCTGCCGGACCCGACCTGGGAGGACCGCTTCTCCGCCTGCCGGGAGGGCGGGGACCTGTTCCGGATGTACAAGAAAGCCGAATCGGCCGGGCTCTCCCCGGAGCGGCTGGCCGACCTGAAGGCTATCGGCCGGAAAGCCATCGGCCTGGAGGAGGACACTCCGGCTCTGGCGAAGGACCCCCAGACACCTGCGGCCCCGCCAGTGGTCACCTGGGAGCAGCGCTTCGGCGTGGTGAAGGACAGGGCCGGGGCGCTGGATCTGTACCGGCAGGCGAAGGCCGACAGCAGCATCACCCCCACCCGGCTGGCCGATCTGGTCGGCATCGGGAAGGAGGCCATCAAGGCGGCTTCCGCACCGGCCGCTCCGCCGGAGCCGACCTGGGAGGACCGCTTTGCCGCGGTGAAGGACAAGGCGGAGGCGTCCGCGCTGTACCGGGAGGTCAGGAAGCATGAGGAGGAGGTCGGGAAGGCCCGCATCCTGGAGCTGATCAAGATCGGGCAGAGCGCTCTGATTCCCTTCTGACATAGATGGACCGGTCGAACGAAAACCGGTAGACTGGCCAGCGCACCACCGGAGGACCGGAGCAGCCTTGCCAGGCCACTCCCGGAGACACGGCTGTACCGGGCCGGTCCTCCCACCCCGACACAGGTACACACGAACAAAGGATCACAGACATGGCAGTTGACCCGTTCGGCAACGGAACGGACGACGACGAAACCAGGGACGCGGAGAGCTTCCTCTCCGGCGGGGGCTCCATCTCCGCGAAGTTCCCGAAGGTGGGGTACACGTTCGAGGGCACCATCACCGGCTGGAGCATGCGGCAGCAGACCGACATGAAGACCGGTGAGCTGCTCTTCTGGGTCGGCAAGAAGCGCAAGCTGGAGAACGAGATGCGGCCGACCGACAGCCGCAAGAACCCGGTGATGCAGCTCCTCCTGGAAGTCCAGTCGGAGGCCACGTTCGAGACCTGGGAGACGAAGGAGTACATCCCCGTCCCCCTGGAGGAGGACGACGGCATGCGGACCCTGTACGTCAAGGGCAACCTTCAGACCGCGATCAACAAGGCGAAGAAGGAGGCCGGGGGCAAGCTGGAGAAGGGTGCGTACATCTCGGTCACCCGGACCCAGAGCAGTGTCAGGAAGGGCGCGGAGTTCGCCTCCCACAACTTCACCGCGGTGTGGACCAAGGCGTCCGACAACGCCAAGGCCGCGGACGCGCTGATGGAGGAGGACCCCTTCGCCGACGCGGAGTGACCTGCTCCACCGCAGACGGAGGGCCCCGCACCGGATCGGCTGGTGCGGGGCCCTTCCGCGTGCTCAGGCTCCGCAGCCCTCCAGGTGGTCGGCGAAGGGGTCGCCTTCGCAGGCCGGGCACACCGGAAGACCGAACCCGGCGTCCTCCCGGACCTCCTGCTCCGTCATCCCGTCATCCGGCCGCGGCCGCGGCTCCGGCCAGTCCACCTTGTCCAGCGCGGCGCGCTGGCCTTTCGGCAGGCCGCCCAGCGGCGGGTGTGCTGCGTACCGGTCCAGCCCGGCCACGAACAGCCACCAGGCGTCACACCGGTCACCGTTCGGATCCTTCTCGAACTCGACCGCGCCGCGCTTGTACGCGGCCAGCGCCATGTCCGTCTTGGAGCACGACCCGTTGTCCGTGGCGTACTTCTTCAGGGTGCTGGGGGGCACCACGGCGTAGGGGACGCCTGCGTCCATCAGCGCCGACCGTACGGCGCCCTGGACGATCCCGATTGCCTTGGCCGCAGCCGCCTGGAGCATGGCGGGGAAGTCCTCCACGACCGCCACGTCCACGCCGGTCAGCTCTCCGCGGACGGCGTCCCTGATGAAGTTGATCCGTGCGTCCCCGGTCACCTTCTTCGGGACGATCAGGAACGTGGTCCCGTCAGGTCGGCACACCCCGGTGCTGGTGATGGAGAGGTCCAGTCCCAGGACCCTTGGCTCTTGTGTCATAACGTCTCCCGATCTGGCGTAACCGGACATCTCTCGGGTATTGTTTCACCATGGCACTCAAAGGAACAGCTAAGTACACGGGGGACGTCCACGCGAAGGTTCGTCCCGAGGTGAAGGAGAAGATCGGCCGGGTGGCGGCCAGGTTCGGCGTGGACCCGTCCGTCGTGGTCCGGTGGGCACTGGACGCCTACCTGACGTCGGACAGCGTCACGCCGGACCTTCCGGAGGAGGTGAAGCAGGAGCAGCCCGGCTAGATCCTCCGTGGTTGACTGAAGGGAGGAAATCACGATCCAGGGAGATGGCGGCTGTGATGGAGTACCCCGAAGAGGCTGACGTGGGCCGTACGGACCTCTGGGTCCTGCCGGTCAGCAGCGGCGCCGACAGTATCGAGTTCCGGGGACTGCTGACCGGCGCCGCGTCCACCCGGAGCGACAGCCACAGCCACCCCGGGAACTTCGTCCCCGACCGGCGCAGGTGCCCGGCCTGCCGGTGGTTCGAGACCCGCGTCTTCCGGGAATCCGCCGGGAGCGGTCCGTGCCTGATCTACAACGTGGGCATGTCCGATGTTCCGGGGGAGGACGACCGGATCAAGTGGCAGAGCGCCCGGGACGCCTACGAAGCCGTCTTCCTGATGTCCGGCACGGCAGAGGAGACCGGGCGCCGGTTCCTCTCTCATGTGGTCCGGCGCGCACTGGAGCAGTCCGCGGAGTACGACCCGGAGTTCAAGGCCGCGCTGGCGCGCTGGGACGCAGGGTCTTGACCGCCGGATCCAGGCCGGTATAGTCGAACCGATTTAACTAAATCGCATCACCCGCTCAGCCGGGGCCCGTGGCGTGAGGTGAAGTCCCACACCCTCACCTCACGGGCCCTGCCTCATTCCCGGAAGAGGACGGATGCCGCACCTGAACGGTTCGCACATCGTGTGCGTCTTGCGCGACCCGGGCCACTCCGGCCCGTGCCTGCCCGCTGATCTGACGGCGGATCCTTCCGGCCGTACGCCGAACTACCGCTGGCGCGGACCGCGCAGCGGCCTGTCCTGCGTTCTCCCGCCGGACCACCCGGGTCCGTGCGTACCCGAAAGGAAGAAGAACTCCATGGCCAGCCCCTACGCCCCGCAGCCCGGGGACATCGGCATCGTCCGGATGCCTGGCACGGTCGGCCGCCTGATCCGCTTCGGCCAGTGGCTGAACGGAGACGGCTTTGAGGACTACGAACACGCCTTCGTCGTGGTCCGTGCGCAGACGGAGGAGGACTGGAACACCGGGCCGGAAATCATAGAGGCCATGCCCGGCGGTGCCCTGCTCTCCCCGCTGTCCCGCTACGACGGCCTGGAGCCGGTGTACCTGCGCTGCCCGGAGGACAAGCGCCAGGCGGTGGCAGCCGCCGCGCTGGAGCTGCGCGGGACGCCGTACAGCGTCGCCGACTATGCAGCCCTGGCGCTGCACCGGGCGCACATCCCGACGCCGCTCCTGAAGAGGTACATCCGCTCCTCCGGCCATCTGATCTGCTCCCAGCTTGCCGACCGCGCCGCGGACATCAGCGGCTGGCACCTGTTCACGGACGGCCGGTGGGAGGGAGACGTCACCCCGGCCGACCTGTTCCGGCTCTACACCGTTCAGCGGTTCCTGGAGGGCCGGACCTCCTGACCTGGTCTATTGTTAAGCGGATCGAACAAACGAAAGGAACAGGCCAATGACGGAAGAGACATCCCGCCGGGGTCGCCCCAGGCCGGAGGAGAGCATCCAGCGGGACGACGCGGTGTTCCGCTACCTGGAGGAGCACGGAGCAGACACCCGGAACGCCATTGCGGCTGCTCTGGGTATCGACCCCAGCCTGACCTACCTGGCCCTGGACCGGCTCCGGAAGGTCGGCCGGGTGAAGCGCTGCCTGTCCGGGACCGGCTTTTCCGTCTGGAGCACCGAAACGGAGCAGCCGTGCCCCTGAACCGGCCGACGGAGCAGGAGATCCGGAACTTCCTGGCGGAGAACGCGGAACCGGGCCAGTTCATGTCATCCCGTACATGGAGCTGGTTCATCTCCGGGTTCGAGTACGGGGAGGAGAACGCGCTGGCCATCGCGGAGCTGTGCCTGATCACGGGCCAGCCGATGTCCGCCATGGTCAGCTCCCGGATGGTCCTCACCCTGGCCCGCTCGATGGCGGACCTGGAGCAGCGGATGAACGCGATCGGACAGACCGAGGAAACGAGGAACTGACCCATGAAGATGCTGGTGATCGTCCCCACCCGGGGACGGCCGGAGAACGCAGCCCGGCTGGAGAAGGCACGCCTGTACACGGCGGCCGACAGCCAGACGGACTTCCTGTACGTGGTGGACGACGACGACCCGAAGGCGATGGACTATCTGCGGCTGGGCCTGATGCGTGTGGAGGTGGTCCACCGGGAGCGGCTGGGCCCGACGCTCAACAGCGTGGCCGTCCGGTACATGGACAGCTACGACGCGCTGGGGTTCATGGGGGACGACCACCTCCCGCGCAGCTACGGCTGGGACACGGCCGTCCTGAACGCACTGGACAGCCCGGACCCCCGGATCGTCTACGGGGACGACCTGCTCCAGGGCGCCAACCTGCCGACAGCCGTCTTCATGCAGGCGGGGATCGTCCGCGCGCTCCGCTCGATGGTCCCGTCCGGGATGGTCCACCTGTACCTGGACAACTACTGGAAGGTGCTGGGTGAGCGGCTGGGGGGTCTGGTCTACCTGCCGGACGTCACCATCGAGCACATCCACCCGGCCGCGGGCAAGGCGGAGATGGACGACGGCTACCGGGAGGCCAACGCCCCCGCGGTGGACAGCGCCGACCGGACGCGCTGGCTCCAGTTCGAGCGGGATGAGCTGGACGGCGCCGTGGAGCGGGTCCGGGCGGAGTACGCCCGGTGATGCGCGTCAGGCTCCGTCCGGTGCACGCCGACACCGCGGCCTTCTACTCAGAGCGCTACCCCGGCGGTTACCACCACGACCGGTGGCCCGACCACGTGGAGCGGGTGGCGGCCACGGTGGACTTCGCGCGCGGGCTCCTGACCGACGGCCTGGTCAACTCCGTGGCGGATCTGTCCTGCGGGGACGGCGCCGTGGCGCGCGGGATCGTGGAGACCCCGGGTGCGCGTATCCACCGCGTCGTCCTGGGGGACGTCAACATCCCGAAGGAACTGATCGTCTCCTCCCTTGACCGGAACGGCTCCTGGCCGGAGTCGATCGTCTTCTGGGAAGGGACGCTGGACCAGACCATGGCGTCCCTGGAGGACCGCCCGGTGGACCTGTTCGTTTCCTCCGAAACGCTGGAGCACCTGGACGACCCGGACGCCTATCTCCGGGCAGCGCGCGAGAAGTCCCGTTACCTCCTGCTCACCACGCCGGACGGGGAGCAGCCCAGCGCCGACGGCGGGGGCAACGTGGAGCACTACTGGGGCTGGGACGCCGAAGCCGTGAGCAGCATGCTTCATGAGGCCGGGTGGCGGGTCACGGATCACCGGATCTTCACCCCGGTGTCGGCCGACGTCTACCGCTTCCAGATGTGGACGGCGTACTGATGGCGCGCCGGTACCGGGCCGGAGAGGTCACGGCGGTCATCCCGGCACACCTGCCGAACCTGGCGAACGGGATGCTGTCCCGGGCGCTGTCCAGCGTCATGTCCCAGACCGTCGCAGTGGCCGCCGTGGCCGTTGCGGTGGACAGCACGCACGACGGCGCGGCGGTCACCAGGAACCGCGCCCTGGAGACCGTACAGACGGAGTGGACAGCCTTCCTGGATTCGGACGACGTCTGGTACCCCCGGCACGTCCAGAGTCTCCTGGAGACTGCACGGAGCACCGCGGCGGACGTGGTCTATCCGTGGTTCGACGTACCGCGCGGCTGGGATCCCTGGCCGGAGCGGGAGGGCCAGCCGTTCGACGCCGACTTGATCCGGGGTGCCCAGAACTACATCCCGATCACGGTCCTGGCAAAGACGCAGCTCCTCCGGCACGTCGGCGGATTCCAGCACCGCGGAGACCCTTCCAACCCGTGTGAGGACTGGGGTATGTGGATCAAGTGCCTGAACGAAGGGGCCAAGTTCGTCCATCACAGCGGCCGGACCTGGTGCTGGAACTGGCACGACGGCAACACGTCCGGAAGCGGGGACCGCTGGTGACCGGCTGGGAGAACGCCAGGGTGGCCAGGACACGCCGTACGGGAGCAGGGGAGAACCAGGTCGAACCGCACGGGTTCGAGCCCCAGGGCTGGCGCCGGTGGATCTGCCGACACTGCTACGGGCCGAAGACCCTCCACCCCCGGCTGGACTGGAAGAGAGCCCGGCCGCTGGGGGATCATCGGTACCTGTCGCCGCGGGCCCCGCACTTCCGGGAGGGCTGGTGAGGACCGTCCGGGCATGGGCCCGGGAGTGGATAACCGGCGTCCGCCGGACGGCTGCCGACTGGCGGTCGGCACTGGAGAGCCAGCGGGATCTGTGGAGGCGGCTGTGAAGGCACTGGTGACCGGGGACCGCGGGTTCCTGGGACGGCATTTCAAGGCGGAGCTGGAGGCGCGCGGCTGGGACGTGACCGGTCTGGACATCAAGCGGGCGCCGTCCCAGGACTGCCGACGCTACTTCGGCCGGGACATCGGAGCGCGGGTGCCCGGCCGCTACGACCTGGTGGTCCACGCGGCTGCCGTGGTCGGCGGCCGGGAGGTCATCGACGGCTCCCCGCTGGAGACCGCGGTGAACTTCAGCCTGGACGCGGAGATGTTCCGCTGGGCCGCCGTGGCGAAGCCCGGCCGGGTGCTCTACCTCTCCAGCTCCGCGGTCTACCCGGTGGAGTTCCAGGAGGACGACGAATACGGCTGGCTGAAGGAGTACCTGACCGGCCCCGGCCAGCCGTTCCGGGGTAAGCCCGACCAGGTGTACGGCTGGTCCAAGCTGACCGGGGAGATCCTGGCCGCGGAGCTGCGGGCGGCCGGAGTTCCGGTCACGGTCGTACGGCCGTTCTCCGGCTACGGAGAGGACCAGGACACCACCTATCCCTTCCCGGCCTTCGTGGAGCGGGCGCTGCGCCGGGACGACCCGTTCGACATCTGGTGCGGGTCCTGCGTCCGGGACTTCATCCACGTGGACGACGTGGTGAAGGGCGCCCTGGCAGTGGCCGGGGACGGGACGCCGCTACCGGTGAACCTCTGCAACGGCGTGCCGACGTCCTTCCGTGACCTGGCTGCCCGGGTCACCGCGCAGGCGCGGTACAGCCCGCGGGTCCAGGAGCTGACCGGCAAGCCGACCGGCGTGGCGTACCGCGTCGGCTACACCGGCCGGATGGACTCGATCTACGTACCGGAGATCCGCCTGGCCCAGGGGATCAACCGCGCCATGCCCTGGGAGGACTGACGATGGCCGATACCCCTGCCGTCATGGACGTCACCTGGTGGCTGGCGCTGTGCGTGGACTGCTCCGGATCCCCGCTGCCCCAGCCCTTCAGCGACCCGGACGAACGGAACCGCTGGGCTACCGAGCACAGCGATTTCACCGGGCACCGCGTGATGGTCCAGAAGACCGCCAAGCGCATCCCCGTGGAGATCAAGGACTATTCGGTCAGGGCCCCTGCCGACGAAGACCCCGCCCGGTTCCCAATCGGGAAGTTCATCAGTGACATGGTCCGGGAGGTGAGGACGGCCCATCCGGATGCCGTCGGTCTCCGGATCGGGGACTTCCGTATGAACCCGGACGGGTCTGCAACGGTGACCGTGACCGGCATGGAGCCGGTCGTCAAGGACGAAGGAGGCGAGAACCATGGGTGAGGCCAGGAGGCGCGCCGGACGGGCACCGGAGCGGCTGACTGTGGCGGTGGTCATCCCGACCATTCCCGGCCGGGAGAAGCTGCTGGAGCGGGCGCTGGCGTCCGTACGGGCCCAGCGCCGGAAGCCGGACCAGGTGGTGGTGGAGCGTGACAGCCTGCGGACCGGCGCCGCGCAGGCGCGCAACCGGGCGCTGGCCCGGGTGCATACCGACGTCGTGGCCTGGCTGGACGACGACGACGAACTGATGGACACGCACCTGATCTCCTGCATGCGGATCCTGACCAGGAACCCGGGGACGACCCTGGTCTACCCGGTGCCGAGGATGGTGGGCGGGGTGGACCCGACCGCGGTCACCTATCAGGGCCAGCTCACACTTCCCTGGGGGATCCGGTTCGGAGCCGACCAGGAGGCGCACCTGCGGCGCCAGGGGTCGTTCATCCCGATGACCCACCTGGTGCGGACCGGCCCGGTGAAGGAAATCGGCGGCTTCCCGGAGGGGGTCCACCTGGCCGACGGCCGGTACCGCGGGGAGGACGAAGGCTATCTGATCAGGCTCCTGGACGCCGGGGCGAAGTTCGAGCACCTGGACCGGAAGACCTGGTTCTGGCACGTCCACAAGGGCAACACGGCAGGGATCGGGGTACCGATGTGACCGGTTTCTTGAAGAGGCTGACGCTCATCCCGGTGATATCGGCCGGAGCCGTCGTGGAGCTTCTGGTGTGGATGGTCTCCGGCCGCGAACCCGGCTGGTTCCTGGACCCGTACCTCAAGTGGCTGGAGGGCACCCGGTGAACAGCTTCGGAGCATCTGAAGGCGACACCCCGAAGCCGTGGTGGCGGACGCAGAAGGCGCATGACCGGCTCCGGGCGTACGAAGCCAGGGCCCGGAAGCTCACCGGACGGCCGGGTCCGCACGACATAGCGGCCGACGTGGCCGGACTGGACGCCTCCCCGGAGGAGGTCCGTCGGATGCGGACGGCCACTTCGGTGCCGGTCTTCCTGGAGACGGAGATCCTCATGGCCGTCATCCAGGAGGACTACGACAAGGCCAGCGGGTTCCTGGACTCGATGGCTCCGAAGGACCGCGCCGTCCTCCAGTTCTACCTGGCGGAGATCAGTGACCTGATCGGGGACGCCGAAGCCCGGCGTGCAGCGGAGAGAACCTAGGAAACGAGGAAAGCATGGAAGCGGGACCGTTCTACGACGACCGGAACATCTACGTCTACACCGTGGTGATCAACAACCCGGACGGCAGCGTGACCACGGCCCAGGGACACCAGGCATCGGAAGCTGGAATGGACATGAAGGACAAGCCGGGACAGGTGCTCCGGGTGGTCCTGTCCTTCATGTCCCGGCACGGGGACATCAATCCGGATACGGCCGACGTGGCGTCCTTCGTCTACACCGAGATGCCGCACGGGGTGAGGATCTGATGGACCCCATGGTCCACCGCTGGACCGTTGACCCGGACGCACTGAAGGCCGCCGAAGAAGCGCGGCTGCGCCGGACGGCGGAAGCGGTCAACAGCCTGGTGACATCCTTCGCCGGTCTCCGGGCGGCTGCGGAGCTGGCCGCGTCCCGGCTGTCCTCCATGGTGACAACACTGGCCCGGGACAACCCGGGACTGCGGGACGGGCTGTCGGAGGACGCGGTGTCCTGGATCGCGGAGGAGGACAGTCCCGCAGGACAGTCCGTGTCCTTCCGCGGTGTCCCCGTCCTGCGGGACAGGGACTGGGGGACAGAAGAAGCGGACCCGGACACACTGAAGATCCATCCACGGGACTGACTGTCCCTGTCCTCCGTATCCGGCGCCCGGCTGTCCTTGACAGTCCGGGCGCTGTCCCTTTAGATGGGACAACTTAATTAAATCCTGTCCCGGATACGGAGGACACCATGAAGAACCGACTGTCCCGTAAGAACCGGGACACCAAGGACACCCGCAAGGACAAGGACATCCCCCAGGACAGCGTCCGCTGGGTGTCCTGGATCCAGGACTGGGTCCGCCCGGCCGTCGCTGTCATCGTCCTGGTGATGTGCGCGCCGGGAGAGCATTACCTGGCGCACCTGGCCGGTTGGAACAAGGAACTGGCCTGGGGCATGCCCGCCGTCCTGACGATGTACGCGGGTGTGGCGGCCGTCGTGGCCACCAAGCGCGACAAGGGCGCCCCGGGCAAGCGCACGGCCGTCGTAGGCGCCGTCCTGTCCATCACCGCGGCCATGGCCGCTCAGCCGGTCGCGCATCTCTACAGCTCCGGCTGGGAGCCCGGGGACGGCTGGACCTACCGGCAGACCCTGATGGTCACCGTGTCCTGTGTCCCCGCCCTGGTCTTCGGCCACCTGCTCCACCTGGCCGCGTCCCCGGCTGTCCTCACCGCCGTGTCCCGTGTCCTGTCCCGGGACAGCGCCACGGAGGATGTCCCGCAGGACAGCCCGGCTGTCACAGAGGACGCCGGTCCCGCTGTCCCCGTCCCGCCCGTCCTGCCTCCGGCTGTCCCTGTCCCCGCCGCGGTGTCCCCGGCCGCTGTCCCGCCGGTACCGGCCGTGTCCCGGGACACTGTCCCGGCGCCGCGCGTCCGCACCGTTGCCGGGGGCTCGATGAAGTCCTTCGTGGAGGACATCCTGTCCCGCAGTGAGGACACCCCGGACAGCGTCCTGAAGGACATGGTCCGGACGGAGTTCGGTGAGGACACCAAGCCGAACACGATCAACACCAGCATCCGCCGGGCGCGCAGCGCTCTGGCTCAGTCAGCGTGAAGGAGGACAGGACCATGGCCGAACCGAAGATCAAGCCGGGGGAGAACAGCACCCGGGGCAGCCGTCCGAAGGATGAGAAGGACGCCCGGGAGAGAGGACTCCGGATGGACGGCATCCCGGACGGCGGAGGCTCCAGCCGGTCGTCCGGCTCCAGCAAGCTGGACGCGCTGGTCAAGGCGATGGACGACATCGAGCTGACCGACCAGCACGACCTCCACCAGTTCTGTGAATCCGGCCGGAAGCTGGCCCACTACCTGGCTGTGGTCACCGCACTGGCAGCCGGGGAGCTGGAGGCCGGGGCGAAGGAGATGGGCCACCTGAACCGGTCCTGGGGTGCGGTGTTCAAGATGCGCCGGGTGACGAAGAAGCTGAACGGCTCCGCCGGGGACTTCGGCAGCGCGGCGGCCGGTTTCGTAGCCGCCTGGACCACGTTCGAACAGGTCTTCGGGGAGATCATGGACGGCCGGAACAAGCCCGCGAAGCCGAAGCGCTTCACGATTTCGACAGGGGGGTGACCACGGTGAGCAGCAAGGAAAAGGGCAGGTCGAACGTTCGTACCAAGCGTCTGGGTGTGGCGGAGCTGGCCGGTTCCCGGCTGCTCCCGCACCTGGTCCCCTGGGGCATCACGGGCTCCGCCATGCCCGCAGCGCTGCTGGCCAACTGGCAGTTGAGCGACGACCCGGTCATGACGGTACTGACCGGCGCCGGAGCGGTCGTCCTGACCGGCTACACACACCTGACCTGGTCGCGCCGTCATGAGCACACCCGGGCGCTGGCCACGACCTTCTGCGGAGCGGTGACCGGCTGGTTCGCGCTGGCGTCGGCCACCGGTCCGCTGGACCACATGATGGCTGTCACCTGGGGCTACGGGTCCGTTGTCCTGTCCCTGGCCTGGAACATCCGGCACGCGTCGATGTCCCCGCACCACGAAGAGGACAAGGCCCAGGGACACCGCGACCCGCTGTTCCAGCGGGTGTCCGCACTGGCCGGGGCGCGTACGAAGAAGGTGAAGGAGAGCCCTACCCGGGTGGAGGCAAAGGTCCAGCTCAAGCCGGGTGAGGGCACGGCTTCGGACGTCCAGAACGACAAGGACCGGATTGCCAGCGCGGTCGGCATGGACCCGAACGAAGTGTCCGTGACGGCTGTCCCCGGCCGCGCGGACCAGGTGCTCCTGGCGTTCGAGCCGAAGGAGAGTTCTGCCAGGACGCTGCACTGGACGGGGCCGTCCCTGGCGGGCGCCTCCATCGCGGACGGCGCGCTGGTCTTCGGCGGCCGGTCGGACGGCTCCTACATGGCCATCTGGGTGGTGGGGGACGACGACGCGGAGAACCCGCGCGCACTGCCTCACACCCTGGTCACCGGGGTGCCCGGCGCCGGGAAGACCGAAGCGGTCAAGACGGTCATCATCGACGGCCGGTCCCGGCGCGACTTCTGCGCCGTGGTCGGCGACCCGGAGAAGTTCCAGCAGTCCTTCGGGGAGATCGCGGACACCCTGTCCTTTGCCGCCGTGGACAAGGCGCAGACGCAGCAGCTCATCCGGAACCTGCCGGACGCCATCCGGTACCGGGCCCAGCTCCTGGGGACTCTCCCCAGGTCGGACGGCACGATCGGCTACCCGCAGTGGGAGCCGGAGTGCTGGACGCTGCACCGGATCCCGCTGTGCCTGGTGGACATTGAGGAGGCCGCATCCGTCCTGGGCAGCGGGGACGACGAATTCGACCAGGCCATCCGTACGGCGCGGTCCGTCGGCCTGCCGATCGTGGCGTCCATGCAGACCGCCCACAACCAGAACATTGACCGCAAGACCCGCGGCATGTTCACCAACGCACTGGCCTTCGGCTGCATGGAGGACTACGACGCCCGGTTCACCCTGTCCAAGGCCACGCTGGAGGCCGGGGCGGACCCGACGAAGTGGGGTGCCGACGCACCCGGGAAGCTCTACGCGGAGACGCTGGGAACCCCCAGGGACAAGTGGCCGGTGGAAGGGCGGGCGTTCAAGCTCAGCCGGGCGCAGAAGCGGGCGGAGCTGGATGCCAGCCGGGCCCAGTGGGCGGAGCTGGACCAGGGCACTTACCTGTGCCTGAGCAGGGGAATCAAGGCGGTTCCCGCAGACCGGCCGGTGTCCGGTGACACCGCGCAGGAGCAGGAGCCGGAAGAGCTGACGGCGGTTGACCTGACCGCCGTGCCGACCGAGGAAGGAACCACCGACGTGACCGCAGGACTGCCGGAACCGCAGCACAGCGAACCGTTCCCGCTCCGGGATCCGGCCATGGCCCGCATGTCCACGGAGGACGCCCGCCAGGCGCTGTCCGACCGCGTGGACAAGCTGGACGCGGCCGGGGAGACCGGCCTGGGATTCTCCGACCTGGCCGACCTGACGACCGTGACCGGCCGGACCCGCGGCTGGGTCTACGGGGAGCTGAACCGGCTGGTGGACGAAGGGCGGCTGACCCGTCACGACGGCAAGCCGCCGTACCGGATCCAGTCCCGGATGGCCAACGGCCAGCACACCGGATGATCTTGTCAGACCGTCTGACAAACCGCATGTCAGATGCGGTGTCAGACGGTCTGTCAGGGGTGTCAGTCAGACGCTGACACCCGCTCCGAGCTAAGGCACTCCTCCTGACTGGCACATCCCGTGTCAGCGGGCCCGAGAAAGGAAAACGATCATGCGAGTGATCAAGGAAATCATCTACTTCGTCCATGCCGGTGCGGCGCTCCTGGCGCTGTTCCTGCTCTTCTCCCTGACCCCCGGGGACAACGTCAACACCAGCGTCTCCGGCGCCCTTCTCGGCATCGTCCTGGTGGGAGTCGCCGACGCGCTGGTGACCGTCCCGCTGTCGCTGTTCGCCCGCGCTCTGGGCAGCCGCCGGACCGCTTCACCGTGGCGCCGGTAAGCCGCCGGGCGCGGCGGCGGGCCAACCGCAACCTGGTCCTGATCGTCGGCATCTTCCTGGCCGCCGTCTGGATCATCTCGAACTGGAAGTGAGGAAATGAGCGAAGACCCGAGACTGGCGGAACTCACCGAATACGCCCGGCGGGAAGTGGAGCAGCGCAGAGCCGCTGGCCTGGTCCCGCCGGGCGCCACGGAAGTCCACGTCCACTACCACCAGGCTCCGGTCACGTCGGGGCCGGTGGACCAGAACCCGGACACCGACGTGCTGGCGAAGTACACCCCGTACTTCATCGTCGGCCTGTACGGAGTGATCATCTGCGGTGCCGTGGTCGGCCTGGGAGTCCTTCTGGTCCCGGTCATCATGGGCATCCTGGGATCCCTGGTGGCGCTGGTCCTGTCCGTCGCGGCAGCTACCGGAGCGGTGGCTGTCCTGATGCTGGGAGGCAGTGCTGCGATACGGAACATGCGCGAGACCCCGAAGACCGGGCGGCGCCGGAAGTAGCAGGCCGGATCCATGGTGCGGGTTCTGGGACTCCGGTCCCGGAGCCCGCTTTCTGCTGTAAAGAATCATGGACCGGTTTCGTCGTTGCAGGTCAGCGTCTCTGTCCTGACTTGACATACATCCTCCGGGGGAGGAGTATTGGTCTTACAGCAGCACAGGAACCCAGGAAATGAGGACCCGATGAACACCACGGCCGCCAAGTCCCCGAAGCTCAGCCCGACCATGGAAGAGGCGCTGGTCTACATGGGCCGCGGTGCCTACCGCCTGCACCTGGAGCCGGAGGCGCGGACGCTGAAGGCGTTGGAGCGCCGCGGAATGATCGAGTGGGCGGAGACCGCCACGGTCTGCGAGACGACGGACAGCGGGTCGTACTACGTGCACAACATCCTGAACCTCTGGGACATCACCCCCGCGGGCTGGGCCTGGCTGAAGGCGGAGTACGGCATGGACCGTCCGGCCGACGAAGGGCGCCTGACGGTCGGCGAAGCGCTGGACGACGTAATGATCACCGGGAACGGCGCCATGGTGGCGGAGTCCGAAGTCCAGGCGTGCCTGGTCAGCTCCGCCCGGTACGGCAAGGGCCTCCTGGCCGGTGACTACTCCGACATCTCCCAGGAGCTGGTCTTCCGTGGCTTCGCCCGGTGGGAGACCACCCGGGACAGCGCCGTGGTAGTCCTGACCGACGCGGCGTACGACTGGGCTGGTGTGGCCCGGCCGGAGCAGACTCCCGTTAACGAGATCCCGGCCTCCGGTGTCTCCGTCCGGTCCGGCCGCCTTCCGATGGACGAAGCGCTGGCGGTGGCCGACCTGGCCCGCCGGACCGGTCTGGACATCGACGGACACGACGTCCCGCTGTCCTGGACCCAGACCGTGGTAGGACTGCCGGACTGGCCCGCTCCGGCCGCAGACCTGACGCTCCCCGGTACCCGGGTCCGGATCCAGTCCGGCGCGAACACCCAGCACACCGGCCAGACCGGGACGGTCCAGGAGGACAACCGCGGAACGGTGACCAAGGCGGACCACCCGAACTTCGGTCTGGCCTACGTGACCGTGGCACTGGACGCCACCGGCCGGACCCCCTGGATCAGCAACTCCCGCCAGTTCGTGACCGACCTGGAGCCGGAGTACCCGGAGACGGCCGACTGCGGACGCTGACCGGCTGTACGCCGAAGGGGTCCGTGTCAGAACTTGACACGGACCCCTTCGGCGCGGGAGTATGGACCTACAGCAGCACCACACAGGAAAGAGGAAAGATCATGACGGTCAAGGCCAGCACCATCTCCCGGTTCCTCGGGAAGTCGTTCGAGCGCAGTGAGTCCTTCTCCACGGCCATCCGCGGCTGGCAGAACTACTCCCCCGGCTTCCAGGTGACGCAGGCCGGGGACAGCGCCCGGGTGGAGTTCGTCAGCGGGGACGACTCCCGGCGCCAGACCGCGGAGCAGCAGAACACCCGGCGTGCAGCCGCTGTTGCTTCCTACGCCAAGGCGCTGGAGGACCGGTACACGGTCACCGACCACAAGTACGGCGGTCTCCTGGTCTCCGAGAAGGAAGGCACCGCGCCGGTTGCCCCCGCGGCCGACAAGCCGGTGTTCCAGAACGGCGGCAACGACCGGCTGACGGACAACATGAAGGGTGAGATCCGCCAGGCCGCGGAGAACAGCCACCAGGGCACCGTGGCCTACGCGGCCAGCAAGACGCTGGACGCGCTGATCACGCGCGGCCTGGTCACCCGGGACCACAACGTGGCCGACAACAACGGCGCCCCGTGGCACTACCCGGTGCTGACCGCGGAGGGCTGGTCCTACGCCCGGGAGGTACTGGGCATCGAGCGTCCGGCCGACCCGGACCGGTTCAGTGAAGAGGAGGCGCTGGAGACGGCGTACTCCGAGGTTCCGACCGCGCGGGAGCTGGTGGAGGACGGCCGGTGCGGCGCTGTGGACGCGGCCGACCTGGACGCGTGCGGGCACTGCGCTGACTGCTCCCCGGTGCTGGACCTGACGGAGGAAGAGGTCCATGCGCCGTACCCCGGTTTCCTCCGGCTGCGGGATTTCCCGGTCATCGCCTCCTATGTCCCGGTGGGCTGGCTGGCCAGCGACCGCATCACCCGGGTGACGCTGCGCTGGGCCGGGCCGTCCGCCCGGAGTCACGGACCGTCCGGCCAGGACCGCGTGAAGACGGTTCTGGGAACCGTGGAGTACCGGATTCAGACAGACCGCGGCTCCCAGGTTCACTGCCACGAAGGCACCGTGTACGTGCTGGCCGATTCCCGGGTCTGGGTGATCGAGACGGAGGCCAGCCTGCCGACAGTGCACCGGCTCCAGGGAGACCGACCGGTCAGCGCCCGGTTCCTCGGCTGCGCGTGCTCCGTTGGCGAAGGGCACGCGCCCGACTGCCAGTACCGGGTCTCCATGCCGACCGGCGAAGAGCTGCCCATGGCGGACATCCGGTGTCTCTGGAACCCGGGGACGAACTCCTGGAGCTGCAACGGACACCCGTCGTGCCCCGTCCACGGGGCGGATGCTCCGGAGTCCCTGCGGGTGGCCGGAGAGATCGTCCAGACGCATCTGGGCCTCACGCCCGGCAGCGGACCGCGGCGCGACCCGTCCGCCGATTCCATGGCGGCCACCTGGGAAGGGCCGGACATGACCGGCACGCTGCCGGACGGGACGCCGTTCACCGCCGACCTGAAGACGGATGCCGACCGGCTGATCCCGATCCCGGATTCTGTCGCAGCCCAGGTGTCCGGCCTGAAGGCTTCCCTGGCGACCGGCCGGGACGCGGGCACCGGGAGCGTGCACCCGACCGGCGTCTACTACGGCGTACCGGTCCCGCGGTCCATGGCGGTCAACTGGGACAGCGGGGAGGCCCTGGCCTGGAGCCGTGGCGTGCTGGCCGCGCAGAAGGCTGCCCGGGAAGCCGGGCCCAGTGGGGAGATCGTCTACGCCGTTGCGTTCGCGGTCCGCGCCGGGCACGGGAACGCGATGGCGCGCCGCTTCGTGGACACCCTGGTGGAGAACAGCCTCCTGGGCCAGCGTCGGCAGTACGGGCCCGTACTGAAGAACCTGATGGAGTCCTAGCGCAGAGCCTCCGGCGGCCGGTTTCCACAGACGGCATGCGCGTCACGGCGCGCCGGAGGCGCTCAGCACTGACCACCCAGGAAACGAGGAACGATGGGCCTGATCAGCACGCCCGTGGAGCAGACCGCGCAGTTCGCCGCGGAGGTCATCCGGGAGGCTGTCGAGTGCGACCGGCCGGACTGCCTGCCGGAGCAGCACACCCGCTTTGTGGAAGAGAACCTGGCCATAGCGGCCGACCACATCCGAGAGAACAGGAATCCGAAGTGCCAGCCCTGAAGAAGACTGTCCGCTACGAAGCCCGGCAGCGCCTGATGGATGCCGTCGTGGTCCGCCGGTCGGAGACCAAGCGCCAGGGCTCCATGCACACCGTGGAGGACATCGTGTGCCGGTACACCGAGCTGTCCACGGCGTCCTCCGTGGCCGTCGTACTGAACGATGCGCGGCCCCATGAAGTCCACCACAGCTAAAGAATCATGAACTAGTTTCATCGTCGCAGGTCAGGGTTCGTGTCAAAACTTGACACGGACCCTGATTACTGAGAAGCTTAAGCCGTACCAAGGAAAGCGAAGAACCGGCCCCGCAAGGGGCGCGGCCCGGGAGACCGGGAGAGGGAACCCCACCTTGGCAAGGGGGAGACGGACCACCAAGTCCCCACGAAAAACTGGCAGCGAAATCCGGAGGGACCGGGAGCGACGCGCAAGCGATCACCGCACCCCGACGGACGGAACGACGAAAACCCCAGAACGGACCACCGCCGACGAAACGCACTGGATGCGAACGCAAGGCGGTGGCCCTGGACCCCCGGCAGCCGGTCACCACGGACGGCAGGCGCGTCACGGCGCACCGGGGGTACTGAACAGCGGCCGGGCCGGACTCCCTCCGGTGGGCCGGGTGGCACGAACCCTCCGGGACTCACACCCGTCCGGCAGCCGAGACAGGCGGCCCGGCCGCAGTTCTTATTGATCTACGTCTCAACTTGACATAGGTCGTTCGACGCGGGACAGTAGGACCACAGCAGCACCCAGGAAACGAGGAAGCCATGCGCAAGGTCACCAGCACCGAAGCCAGCAGAGACCGGCTGAAGGCCGACATCATCCGTGCCATGCGGCTGCGGCGGCCGGTCACGGTCACGTACACCCGGGCGAACGGGTCGGAGATCCTCCGGACGATCGAGCCCTACACCCTCACCCAGAACAGCACGGGTGACGACTACGTACGGGCGATGGACCGTCCGACGGCCGACCGGCCGGAGGCAGAGGTCCGCAGCTTCCGCCTGGACCGGATCAAGGCGTACACGGTCGGCGGGAACAAGTCCCGCCACCTGTACCCCGTCCCGGTCTCCAAGCCGAAGAGCGGTGTCCCCACCAAGGCGGAGGTCAAGCGCGCCGCGGAGTACGCAGCGGCCGACCGGCCGACGCCGCTCACGGTCCGGAGCATGACCGTCCGGCGCCGACCGGCGCAGCCGGTCGTGGTCCGCCACCTGGCCCACATGCTCCTGGCTTCCGATCCGGAGTCCCCGGCCGGTCTGGCCGCGGACCGCGCCGTGGACCGGATGTTCCCCGGACGGAACGTGGCGTGATGGCCAGGCAGACGCCGTACGACAAGCTGAAGGACGCGCTGGCAGTCCTGGCGGGGGCTGGCTGGACCCAGACGGGGCGCGGCCGGTTCACCCCGCCGTACAGCCTGGTGAAGGTCACGCCGGAGCGAACCCCGGAGAGCTGGTGGGGTTCGCCCTCCTACCCGGTCTTCACTGCGGTGGATATCGCCATGACCGGCCGCCCGGTCTACTGGACGGAGCGCCAGAACGCCCCCTGGGTGTCTCCGGCGTCCCGGAAGGTCCCCGTGGCCGCTGCGCTGGAGTTCGTCCGGGAGACGGCGGAGCAGGCGGCCTGCGGCTACCTCTCCGCCGGACCGCGGTACGTCCCGGTGTTCGGGGGTGCGCAGTGAGCACGCCCCTGGAGCTGCCGGTGGTCCACCGGCTGGAGACCCTGCCGTACTGGCCGGTCTACGCGGAGTGGACCTTCCACCTCACCGGGTGCGCCCGGTGCTTCGCAGTGATGGACGAAGCGTCCGGCGGCTGCGGCCTGACGGAGGCCCTGTGCCCCGTCGGCCAGCCGCTGGCCACGGCGGTGAACTACCAGGTGGCCGTCCAGGCCGCACTGGCCGCGCTGAACTGATCGTCCACGGAGGGCGCGCGTTGGAGAGTACGCGCGCCCTTCTGGACACTCAGCACAGGAAGCGAGGAAGCACATATGGCAGGACAGCCGAGCGCACCGGGGCAGGGTCCGAAGGACCCGCGCGACATGGTGGGCAAGAACCCGACCGGCCGTGAGACGAAGAGCAGCGCCGGGAAGCGGCGCCAGGAGGAGAGGAAGGGCGACGGCAAGAGCTGATCTCCAGTCGGGGGCGCGGGCGGGAAACCGTCCGTGCTCCCCCTGTCGGGTGATCGGCCCGGAGAGGAAGGACTGCCATGGCAGTGAAGAAGGGCCAGGAGTACGAAGCTGCGGACTTCCACCGGAGCTGGGTCCGGACACGGATCCGGGTCACTGATGACCGGTGGGATCCGAAGCACCGGGTGGAGGTTGCGTCCGTCCAGGACGGCTACCCGGTCCGGTACCGGAGGATCTCCGTTACGTCTCTGCATGAGAACCGGAACACCCTCATGGGCAAGCCGTGGAAGACCGGCTATGTCCTGGTGAAGGACGTCCGGGATTAAGCTGGCTCCATCGGACTAAATCAGGAGGCAGCATGCCGGACACGGTGATGGTCACGACCCACGAACCGGTGGAGGTCAGCGGACAGACCCTGGACCTGTGCGTCCAGGTGGAGGTCCCCACTCAGGAGGCGTTCGCCCCGGTGAAGTCGGCCGTGGAGGAGTGGGAGGCCAACCCCCCGTCCGGCGCCGACGGCCAGAGCGCCTATCAGCTCTGGCTCCTCCAGCCCGGCAACGAAGGGAAGTCGGAGGCCGACTTCCTGGCGTCCCTGAAGGGCGGTCCGGGAACGGACGGGACCGACGGAGACGACGGGGAGGACGGAGCTAGCGCGTACGACGAATGGCGCAACCAGCCGGGCAACAGCAACGGCTCCCCGGGGGACTTCCTGGCGTCCCTGAAGGGCGCGAAGGGGGACCAGGGCATCCAGGGAGACCCGGGCCCGGCCGGGACCGTCACAGGTACCGCCAGGCCGTTTGAGCGGGTCCTGGTGGCGGAGGGCTTCAACGACGCGGCCGTCCAGGCGGCCATGGCCGACATCCTGACCAGCGTGACCGGCGGGGCCGCCCGGAAGACCCTGGTCTTCCCGCCGGGGAACTTCCACCTGACCCAGCCGCTGATCAGCTCCGCGGCGGCCAACACGGTCCAGATCGCGGGCCTGTCGGTCCGCGGCCAGGGCATGCGGGCCACCCAGCTCTACTGGGACAACCCGGCGGCCGACGCTCCGGCGGACCCCATGGCCAACAACCTGATCACCGCGGTCCGGCGCCTGCGCTGGGCTGACATCGGGGGCTTCTCCGTGATCAGCAACGGGGTCAAGAACCGGTTCGTCTACATGGTCGGCGACACGTCCGGTTACAACCAGGGCTGGAAGGTGGAGGACATCGAGTTCCAGGGCTCCTGGGACAGGGTGTTCGGGATCGACGGCGGAGCGACCGCCAACCTGAACAGTGAGATGACCTTCCGGCGGCTGTTCACCTCCACGAACAGCGTCTTCCGGGACGCCTTCTTCCGCTCCGGCGGAATCTCCGGGCTCTACAACCAGCAGAACCAGTTCCTGAACTACTGGTTCTCCGACTGCTGCCTGACCCTGACCTCCGGCACGGTGATCCGGCTCGACAAGGGCGGGAACGTCCGGGTGGACAACGGGTCCTGGTCGGCTGCATCGGCGTCCGGGAGCATCACCTGGTTCCTGATGCCGAACGCCTCCAGCAACAACAGGGGCGCCACCAACCTGGCTGTCCGCGGCGTGAAGTTCGAGCCGAAGGGCGACGGCCACAAGATCATTGACTGTTCGTGGGGATCGGGGATGGTCCAGTTCGAGGGCTGTTCCGACCACGGGTCAATGCAGAACACCGCGTCCCTGACGCGGAACATGCACCGGTACTCCGGCCAGTCCTGGTGGAACCAGGGCAACGGGCCCACGGTGCGCTACACATCCTGTTCCTTCGCCGGATACCACCAGTACGACGGCCCGGCGCAGACGCAGGGGAGCTTCATCTACGACGGGTGCTACGTCTACCGGGGAGACTCCGGTCAGACGTCGTCGGCCACTGACCTGCTCCGCTGGAGCAGTGGGGCCCCGTCGTACCGAGCGATCAACTGCGCGAATCTGGCGGATGCCACGAATCGCTGACCAGGAAAGAGGAAGCATGGCGAAGGCACAGCCCGGCCCGATCAGGAGCCCGAAGACCGACGCGGAAAAGCGGGAGATCCGGGGCCCGCTCCTGCCGAAGACCCCTCCGGGCAAGTGATCAAGGGCCCGAAGCCGGACCCCAAGCCCGGCACACCGAATCCCGGTCCTGACCCCTACCCGCGCGGTCCCCGGCCGCGGTGAACAACCGGCCGGACGGGCAACCGTCCGGCCGTACCGCCCCCGTAGCTCAGTGGCAGAGCAGCCGTTTCGTAGTCGGCTGGCCGCAGGTTCAAGTCCTGCCGGGGGCTCTGGAACAAGGAAGGAGGAAACAGCCATGGCCAAATACGTGGTGCCCATGACGACCTGGGCCAACATCTCAGTGGAAGTGGAGATCCCCGACGGGGTAACCGATCCGGAGACAATCGCCGAACTGACCCTGGAGGCTTTCCAGGGAGTCAGTCTGTGCAACGGGTGCACCGGTCACCGGAACAGCGGACTGGACGTCGGCGACGAATTCGAGCTGGTGACGGACGAAGACGGCTCCGTCATCATGACGAAGGTGGACTGACCGGTGACCGGCCACAGCGGACGGCCGAAGTTCGGCCAGCCGCTCACCGCTCGGGAGACGGCCTGTCTCTGGTCTCTGGCCCAGGGCAAGACGTACGCAGCGATGGCCCGGGAGTGGAAGATCACCGAGAAGGGCGCCGCGTCCTCCGGACACCGGCTCCTGGTCAAGCTGGGAGCCGCTGTGGCAGCTCAGGCCGTCCATATCGGGATGTGCCGGGGCCTGATCGGGATGTATGAAGACTGCGGGGACCGCGCCGCCTACCTGCGGCATCTTGCCCGCAGGGAACCGGCGGACCCGAAGTGTCTGCTGGCCAACGCAGTGCACAGCCGCGAACAGCGGGCTGGGCGGCTGGACTCCAGCCGTCAGGGCCCCCAGGGAAAGAGGAAAAATGGGACAGATGCTTGACACCGCTGCTCTTCTGGACGCGGCCGGGGACGCCAGTCTCCTGCGCCTGGGCCCGGCCCAGATCGTCCCCGGAGACCGCATCCTGGAGAACTTCGCCGACGGCCCCGGGATCACCGGCCGGACCACTCTGGTGACCCGGAAGATGCTGGGGGAGACCTCCTACTACGGCTTCCCGAAGGCCGTGTACTACCTGGCGGGGGAGGACCAGGCCGGGCGTACGGTCAGGCTGGCCGCGTCCCCCTGGAGCCGTTACATGGTCAGCCGCGGCTGATCGTGACCAGTCCGTTACGCGGCCCCGCTGTCCGGCAGGGCCGTCCGCTGATTTACTCGAACCGGTCGAACTAAATAACCGGAGGAACGAGGAACCATGGCACGCAAGATCCAGCGAGTGACCATCACCGTGGACGTGGAAGTCACCGGCCGCCGGGCCATGCCCCCGCGCCGGGACCTGGCGGACGGCCTGCGCCTCCACCTGGAGGACAGCGTGGTGGAGGTCACCACGCCTGACTCCGTCGGTGGTGTCAAGGTCGTGGAGGTCCAGGTCATCGGTGCATACTCCAAGCTGGCCGGGAACGAAGCGGACCGCGTGGCACCCGACCTGAAGGAGCTGCGCGCCACCTGATCCACCGGCCGGACGGGCGACCGCCCGGCCACCCCGCCCCTGTAGCTCAGACGCGGAGAGCGCCGGAGTGAAAACCCGGAGGCCGCTGGTTCGATTCCAGCCGGGGGCACGCACCGTCCCGACGAAGGAAAGAGGAAACCATGAACAAGTTCCTGCGCCTGATGGCCACGGTCTTCGGCAACTGCCCGAGCGGCGGGGACCACACCGGGGGTACTTCCGGTGAATGGGTCGGCAGGTGCACGAAGTGCGGCAACCCCTGTTAGTCAGCACTACCGGCCAGGACGGGAGACTGTCCTGGCCGGACACATGCGCCCGTAGCTCAGTTGGCAGAGCGACCGCCTCTTAAGCGGTACGTCATCGGTTCGAGTCCGATCGGGCGCACTCCGTACAGCCGGTCAAAGGGAAGAGGAAGCATGGCAACGATCAACCTGACGAAGGACAGCGGCCCGGTCAAGCTGTCCAAGGGCACTCGGATCACGGCGGAGGTCTCCTGGCCCGCGGCCACGGACTACGACCTGGGAGCGGAGATCTCGTACACCGACGGGTCCACGGAGTCCATCGCCACCTTCGGGGCGTCCGGGCTGCCCCCCAAGGCCGTGTCCCGTAACGGGACCGTGCGCCACGGCGGGGACGCCGCACGGGGTGCCGGAACGGCCACGGAGACCATCACCGTGGACCCGGACCCGGAGATCCAGAGCGTGGCTTTCTGGGCCTACTCCGCGCAGTCCAACGGGTCCGGCAGCTTCCGCCGCTACGCCGTGTCCATGGCGGTGAGCGACGGGTCCAGCACGGTCTCCGTGGCGGCCGACAACGCGTCGGAGAACGACGGCGTGTACACCTGCGTCCCGGGAGTCGTCAGCTTCCATGACGGCGTCCCGCAGGTGGAGCAGCCCAGCGACGCGGGCGCCATCTACTCCTCCCCGGGGTCGGAGCGGCGCCCGGCGTTCAGGAAAGGCGTCCTGAAGGGGACGAAGATCAAGATGGACACCGGTCCCCGGAA